CAGAGTTCAATATTGGCCAAAGCAACTGGACCGACGTCCTGATAAAGATCAACGACCTTACCCGGGTAGGGACTGATCCGTCTCTCGGACTGAGCTACGTCAATGTCGTCGGAATACTGATCTATGGGAGCGGGGGAACGGTTAACGCCAGCGTGGGGGGGTGCTGGGTTGGGGGAGGTTACGGGCCTGACTGTAATTTCAATATCTACGGCAATCAGGATCCCGAGATTCAGTGGCGCTATCGTTATCGAAACTCATCCACCGGAGCTCACTCGACGGTCAGTCCCGAAACGCGCAATGGTGAAATACTTCGCCGGCAGGGAATTAATTTGACCGCTGCGGCCAGCAGTGATGCACAGGTTGATTATGTGGACTGGGAGCGCAGAGGAGGTTCAAACCCGGACTGGCATTACGTTGGCTCGCAGCCTGTGGCCCTAGGCTACACATTCACCGACACCGTAACCGAAGCAGCAGCACAAATCGGCGATCCGCTGGAGGTTACATCTTATCAGCCATGGCCGGTAACCGATGTCCCGCATTCCGGGATGGCTCTGGTGGTCGGAACTTCGGTGGTTTATGAATCGGGAGATGAGTTCAATCCGCGCTGGCTGAGAGGCACCGAAATCATCATTGGCGGTAATACATACAGTCTGTTCCAGCCGCCAACAAGCGACACGACGCTGACGCTGGCGCAGTCCGTTCCGGGGACTCCGGGAACGATTTCCTTCTCGGTCCCGGAAGCGACAATCGAAGGTCAGTCGTTGTATGCGGGATGGCTTGATGAGGCCAACAACCGCATCTGTGCCGTGGGGGACCCTCTGAATCCCGGCCTGATGTATTTCAGCAACAACGACAACCCCGACGGGGCCTCCGACAGTGGTTATATCGAGGTCACCACGCCGTCAGAGCCGTTGCTAAACGGATTCTACGCCGAAGGCAGCAACTACGTGTTTACGTCTTCTTCGCTGTACCGGGTCGAGTCCACTCCGGGACAGGCTAACCCATACACCAGTTATCGACTTGCAGGGATCGACGGGCTCGCCGGCCCGTGGGCCTTCGATGCGCAGCGCTTCATGTTGTTCTGGTGGGGTCCCGACGGGATCTACATGTACAATTTCGGTGCGCAGGCGGTGAACATTACTGCACCGGATTTGTATCCGTTATTCCCCCATTCCGGCCAGTCCGGGCAGCAGGGTATTCCCGGAGTTCCGGTAAGCATCGGTGGCCAGACAATTTATCCGCCCGATTATGCCGAGACTACTTCGCTTCGGGTGGCCTACAGCGAGTCGTTTGTGTATTGCTCTTATCTGAACAATGCCTTGCTTTCCAACTACAACGAAACGCTGGTTTTTTCGCTGGACTCCAAAGGGTGGAGAAAAGACGCTTACAGCCCGAATGTGACCAATTTTCTGCTGGAGAGAGGAGTTCCTAATCCGCTGCTTCTGGCGGGCGGAAGCGACGGTAATCTGTATCAGGTTTCATCCACAGCGACCGCAGACGCCGGAGGAGCTATCGCCTGGGCGGTTCTACCGCCTGCGCAAGACGCCGGCGACAGCCGCGCCAACAAGCAATGGGGGGATCTGCTGCTGGACTACAGCACCGCTGCCAATGCCAATGCTCCGACGCTGGCGGTTTTCTGGGACGACCTTCTGGTTTCGGGACCGACTCCGGCGGTTGCTTTGTCCTCGTCGAGAACACAGAAGGTTCTCGATCTGATAACTCCCCCGCAAACCAGTGATACCCTGATTATTCATCGCAACATCACTACGCTGATCTCCGGAACGGGTCCGATCTGGCTTTACGAATGGCAACCGTCGTACCTTCCGTTGCCCGAAAACACCACCGCACGCGTGGGGGACTGGCAAATCGGAGGACAGCCCGGTTATAAGTGGATCAATGGTGTGGTGATCCATATGGACACCGGCAACATCGCCAAGAGCTTCACAATCGAGTACGACAATCAGGTATCTACTGCGGCAATCACCGTTCAGCATAACGGTGAGCAAAGACTGCCGTATTACTTCGCTCCGATCTACGCCCATGAAGTCCGGCTCGTCCCGCAGGACGATGTGGTTTGCCGGGACTGGCATGATGAGGCGTGGATTTTCAACCCCGAGCCGGAATACGGGGGAGCTCTGGCGGTCAACTGGGTGAACGGAGGTCAGGAAGGGTATAAGTGGATCAACGGGATTCTTCTGCATGCCGACACCTACAACAACGCCAAGGTCATTCAGGTTCAGTTTGATGGCAATGCCGGCCCGACGGTAAACATCACCATTCAGCACAACGGCGAGGAGGCTTTACCGTACTACTTCACTCCCGTTTACGCCCACGAGATGAGAATTGTCCCTCAGGACGCAGTGGTTTGGCGCTATTGGCCGGATACCGCCTGGATGTTCAACATGGAGCCGGAGTACGGTGGGGCACTGGCCGTGAACTGGGTGGATGGAGGAACCCCACATTACAAGTTCGTGCAGGGCTTCCGTTTACATGCGGATACGTTCGGCCAGAACAAGCAGATTCAGATCCTCTACGAAGGCGGGATTGCAGGACCCGTCCTGACGATCAACCATAACGGTGAAGAGACGCTTCCGTATTCGTGGACGCCTCCGTTCAAAGCTCATCTGATGTATATCAAGCCGCTGGATAACGTCCCCTGGCGTTACTGGCCCAATACAGAATGGGTCTATGAGATCGAACCAGAGCCGGCGAATTACTGGATCACCCAACCTACGGCGATGGGACAGCAGGGCTATCTGCATACACGAGAGATGTGGCTGGCGTTCGCCGGCGCCACTGCCGGGGGTGTGGTCAGCGTGATAGTCGACGGAAATCTGACGGTTTTAGCCACTCTTCCTACCGCGGCATCACCGGTGAAGAAATACTTCCCTCTGCCGCCGCTGAAAGGGCTGTACTGGCAGCTCACCGGATCGGGCACAGGATTGCAGTTCTACGAAAAGGATATCGAGTTTCTGGTGAAGCCGTGGGCTTCGACCGGTCCCTATCAGAGGGTAAAGCCATTCGGCGACGTATCCGGTGGTGCCGGAGTATCGGGAGCGAAAATCTGATGGCACGCAGAGCCGGTCCTCCTCCGGTAGGAATTAACCCGAATATTCCTCTTCCGATACAGCGTGATCTCCGCAAAGTTGCCGATTTCGCTTTTGATGCGCAGAGCAGGGCAGAAGCAGCCCAGGCGACAGCAGCAACAAAGTTTGGCAAAGAAGACCTGCTGGAGATCGCCACGGCCGTGCGTGCGGAGTTTCAACCTGGCGGCGAGGTCCCTTTCAGTATCACCGGGCTTCTGGGGCAGGCGGCGCAGCCGCAGATCGCGGGTCTGCCTACGCTGACGGCGCTTCCCATCGCCGGGGTTTACAATCAGGTCAACACCGCTGTGGTGGTGAATGGCGTGCTGTACGTGTATGCACGTCCGATAGGGAATCCTTCAGCACCTCCGGCGTGGACGCCGGTGTCCGCAGTCACGGTGATTGAAGACACCCATGCCAACCGCGTATCTCTGCCTCAGTATGCCGCCGCCAACTACCCGGCCGGACCGCACTTTGGAACGACGTTTTTCTGGGAGACAAACTCAACCCTGACTGACCGTCAAAGTCTCTATGTTGTCCAGCAGATCAGCGGCGTAAATAAGTGGGTTTTCGTTACCGGACTCTACCGTGATGTAATCGGCAACATTCCAACGGATTTGGGTACGCTCGATACTGGTTTCCTGTTCAGAATAACCGGGCAGTCACTTACCCTCCGTTGGCTTGGGACCGTGTGGTCTTACGACTCCGGCATCTACATAGGCACATTTTCGGCAGTCGTTTCATTTGCGGCAGCACTTTCCGGCGTAGGAGCAGGGCCGCCGGCCTTTGATTCCACCTACGAACACAACTGGATATGGAACGGCTCAACGTTCATTCTGAACGGCGAGAGTTCCCAGCAACGGGTCATGACGGGAGGATCCGCCCCCCAAGGCGGCGTCTGGTATCCGTGCGATGGGGGAACTTATACGTGCGTAACGTCACCCATTGGCACCGCGAGTATACCTACTCAAAACCTGAACAATCCGGTTGGAACCCCACCCGAGCCAGCCCTGCTGATGACTGGCGGAACGGCGGCGCTATCTCCAGCGACAGCACCGAAATGGGACGCCGCGGCGGTTACGGACGATGAAAGCTCGCATGCGCACAGTGTGGGAGATACAACCGCAAATATCACCACCGTCGCCGGGGCCACGACGGTGGTAACCAGCGTGAACGGAACGACAGGCCCCGGGAGCGCGCACCATCACGCGCTAAGCAATGCAAACGCGAAGATCAACCCGCCGGGCGTGGCGAACGGCGGTCTTGCACAGTATTATGGAACGAGTTGGTTTATGAGGGCATGATGAGATTGTTAATTGGTTTTCTTATAGCAGCGGCCGCTTATGCTCAGTCCTACTGCCGGGTGTGGAACTGGGCTGAGCAGGGTAACCAGACCATTGCGGTTCTCGGGTATCAGTCCTCTCCGACAACGCCGGTCCAGGCGTCCTACCCCAACGCCACGATTACGGTTTTCACCAGCGGATCACAGAGCATCGCTTCAGCGACATACGTGAGCGGAGGGTCATTCACCGGTGCCCAGGGTTCCACAGCCACGGTCGCGTTCCTGGGTGTTCCGTTATCCGCGGGCAGCGGAGCCATCGGAACCCTGACACTGACGGGAACCAACACGGTAGCTCCGGGTACGCCGATCGCCATCAATGCATCGGGCAGCGGGTTCCTCAACCCATCGGTCAGCGGTGTTTTGAGCAACGGGACCGCAACTGCTTCGGGAACCATTGTTTTGAAGAGTGTGATGACCGGCACGCTGGCAACGATCTATTCGGACAGTCTTGGAAACCCACAAACGAACCCGTTCACTCTGACTGCCGGAAGCACAGCCAGTGGCAACGGCTACTCATTCTTCTACGCGCTGTGCGGGGCGCATGTAGATGTTCAGATTTCAGGAACCGGGGTTCCCGTACCCTTCACTCTGGGAGACATAATCGCTGGCGGAGGAGGAAGCAGCGGAGGAAATTCGGTAACGATATCATGTCCCGCTACAGGTGGTGATGTGGCTCCGGCAATCAATGCCGCGATCACTTACATTCAATCAGGCAGTGGCAGAGGTGGAGTGATATCGTTTACGGGAAGTTCGCAGACATGTACCATTGGCTCAACCGTTGTTATTCCTGCTGGCATCACGCTGAATGTTCAGAGCGCCCAACTATCCAGCACGATAAATCCGGTGGTTCAGTTGGGCGGAAACTATTCCGCACTGGTCGGAGCACCTGGGGGAAGCGCTGAAATAAGTTCTTCGTGCACAACCGGGCGAGTCGTGTTCATTTCAAGCAGTATACCGAATAACGCAGTCTGGCATCCCGAGGTCTCCAATCTGCACATTGACGTAACGGGAAGCGCGGGAAGCTGCAATGGTCTTGAAGCACAATCCTGGTACGGACATTATAACGATCTGTACATCACACACTCCGGGGCTTCAGGAGGACTGGGCACAGGCAATGCCGTAGTGCTGGAGGATCAGGACCCGTCAGGAAACGGCGTCGGAGCTTATCTGAACAATTTCACGAACCTGCGAGCCGGAGATAATCCCGGAGGCGTTCCTATGGGCTTCGGAACGGGGATTTTTCTGCACAATGAAAACGCCGCATGGGGAGTCACCCAAACCAATTTCTTCAACACATACTCGACTTGGAACAACGTGGCGCTGAAAACGCAGGCTACCACCAGCGTGCAGGTTCGCTGGACCAGCTTCTTCGGAGGAGGCCTGTCCTACAGCAACAGTGACAATGTGCAGTTGTCAGGCAGCGACCAGATTTCGTTCCATGGCGTGGACAACGAGGGCTCTGCAACCGGATACGGGATCAACTGCAACGGCTCAAACGGTGAGTTGTACGCAGGATTTGGCAGTTCCTTTGGAAATAACTCACTGGGGACCTATGCGGCAGCGTGCAGCGATACGGACGGTTTTGGTAAATCATGGGATGCCAGCGATCATGCGGGAGTTGACGAAGAAACGATCCTGTTCAACGGAAGTCTTCAGCGGCTGAAAATGCAAAATCTGGGTTACACCACTCCGACCGAGATCGGCTACCACTGGACCGGGAATATTTGGGAAATCGGAAATAATCTTAAGCGCATTTCAAGCACCCAGGCGAACCTCATTGATCCAACGCAGGGCGGCGGTATTCTTTCCATGGGTCTGGGTTCGCTTTGCTGGTATACGGCAACCGCCGGAAGCAATCCCAGAACCCTCACGCAGGTGTGGTGTTCGGCTCCGAATATGGTTGCCTCTTCCCTGCAATCGACTGGTCTGACGACTATCGGAACAAACCTTCAATTTGGAGCGGTTGGTTCTCATATTCAGGAGGATGGGGCAAACGCCGACGCATCAGGGAAGTGCGGCATCAGCGGGACCACCTGCACCTATACTTTCAATACGCCCTATACGTCGAATGCTCCGGCATGTACGGCAAGCGATGAGAACAATCCGGCTCCCGTTCAGGTTGCGGTGAGCACGACGGCGGTTACGTTCACAATCGGGACCGGTGGAGCAAGCGGAGATAAGATTGATTTCCATTGCTTTGGATACCCGAATTAGATGAGAGCTCGAATTACGATCATGCAGCTTTACCTTCTTCCCGGAAATTTCACGCGCCCTGACAAACTGCATTGTCTGCGATTGTGGTTGTCAGCAGCGATTGTTAGCGCATCTCTCTGTGCTCAGAATGCAATCCCGGTAGTGTCGGCAGCCAATCCCGTACAGGAGGGGCAGCCGTCAATCGGGGCCACCTGCATCATTCCCTCGCCTTTCTATGTAAACCTGAACACCGGCGCAATGACTTCGTGCCAGCACGTGCTCAGCGGGTACGGCGTGTGGACGGGGATATCCGGTTCGGGGAGCATTTTCGCCTCCTACCAGTTCGGAACGCAGGCGGCGCTTACCGGGACGGGGCTGTACCTGCAAACCACTTACCCGGCGATGTTCACGACCACGCAGACCGGCTCGGGAACGTCAGGAGCGCCCTATGTGGACGCGATCACGCTCACGTCTCAGAACGCTAATCAGGTGTTTGCCGCCCCGAACGGCTCTGCCGGTGCTCCTGGATTCAGGGCGCTCGTTGGCGCGGACCTTCCATTGCCTACAGCCAGTACTATCGGCGGTATCGAATCAATTACGGAAGCCACCCATAACTGGATTTCGTATATCGATACTTCCGGCGTTCCGCATCAATCTCAACCGGCCTGCGGTGACCTAAGTAACGCGGGCACCGCGTGTCAGTCTAATACCTCGGCATTCCAGGCTGCTGCTGCTTCTGCGGTTGACCTTGGCGGTTCCTCCACTCCATTCCGCTATCTCTACCTATACGGCGGGGGCTCGTTCGGCTCGAATGCCTATCAGTTTCTTGGGACCCCTACAGCCGCGCGAACCTTCACGCTCCCGGACGCAAACTCGAATCCAATCCAGGGAATCGCCAACCCGAGCGATACGGAAGTTGTTAACTACATCGATACCAGCGGCGTTCAACATCGCATCGCGCAAAGCGGCGGGGGCACCGTCACCGTAGTAGGCTCCGGGTCGCTCACAAACACGGAATGCGTCACGGGCGGCGGGACAACCACAATCCAGACACCAAGCGCGAATTGCACCGTGGACTCCAGCGGGAACCAGACTGTCAACAGCCTGCACACCGGCGGTGCTTCGCCGACCGACAGCGGCAGCGCGGTTTTCAACGGGATATCGAGCGGCGCAGTCGGTATCGGAGCTGCGGACGCGGCGGGAGCGTCAATCCTCTACGTTCTTCCGAGTACGAACGGGCTGGCCAATCAGGCTCTTATCGACACCGGCGCGACAACCTGCCCGACGCTTCCGGCGGGGTCTCCGACAGTCTGCCACCTGCTGCAGTTTGTCACGACGGTCGCCTCGGCCACGACCGCAACTAATGTGGCCGGCGGTGCGGTGGGTTCGCTTCCCTATCAAAGCGCAGCAGCAACTACACTGTTTGTTTCCGGCAATACGGCGGCTACCGATGAGGTCCTTGTGAGCCATGGAACCGGTTCAGCCGCGCAGGCACCTACGCTCACTAATACCCCCGCACTTGGCGGGGCCAATTTCACAGGAGTTCCGCTTGCCAGCATCATCAACGGCACGCAGGGTGGTTTGGTTGCGGGCGGCGGCAGTGCGGCTGCCCCTCAGGTTGGCGCGGCGGGAACAGCGAAGCAACTTGCACTATCGGGCGGCACGGGAGCACCGACATTCATCGACTTCCCTGAACGCTACATGATCCCGGCGGCGAACTGCAACAACGCAACGGCTGGAGCAGGGTGGTCTATCGGATCGGGCGGCACGGTGACCTGTCGCGCGGGCACCAATAATCTCGGCGGGTTCGTATCAATCTCAGACACGGCGGGAACGTTCGCGCAGTTCATGGTGAGTATCCCGGCAGATTGGGACACGAGCACATTGCCATATGTCGGTGTTGGATTCGAGGTTGCCAGTGACACTACCAGCGGGCACACCGTCATTCCTGAAGTGGCGATCTCCTGTCCAGGCGCAGTGAACGGCACGGTTTCTGATGACCACGCACTGACCGGATATCTCGCGCTTACCACGGTCACTCTCGGCGGGAGCGCCGTTGCGCACGGGTTCTACACGACCTCAATTCAGCTTGATTCGACGCGCATGAGCGGATGCGTGGCAGGTGGGTTCATGATCGTCTCGATAGGCAGGGCCACGGATACAGCAACGGGGGTGACCGGGTTCTACTATGCCGATGTGACCTTCCCGAGACTGCTAGCTGTACAGGCTAATTAACATGCCTCATTCACTGATCGCCATTCTCTGCTGGCTGTTTGCTGGGCAGTATGTGCCTTTCTCGTTCACTCCGGCTTCATCCAACAGTTTCACTCCGCAGAACCCCCTGACAAACTACACTTCAAACTGCGGCGGAACATCGGGGGGAACCTGCGCCACGGGATCACAGCCAACCGTGCCGATACACGTAACACGTCTCGTCGGATTCTGGATACTCGGGAACGGCTGTCCTACGGCTGGCACAACTGATGTGACCAGCACGAACGGAGACATCTGGACTAATAATGGCGGGACATACGATGGGGCTACCGGTTATGCAGTATGCGTCGCTGGGGTAGCAAACTCTCTCGGCGGAACGAATGACATCGTGACCGCATCGGTGCCAACCGGAGCTGCCCGAGGCATTTCCTATATGGACCTGACGTGGATGGGGACCACACCCACGTTGTCTTTTGTTTCAGCCAATACAACAAATTCAAGTCCGTGGGCGCTGGTAAATCCCTCGATATCCACAAATTCCGCAATCCTTCAGGTGTGTGGCGTCGCCACGACTGGTTCGTACACAAGCGTGACAGGCGGATACGCTGGCGTGGCAGGTTCTAACCCGGCGAGCCGTTATAGTTGGTTTGTCTACAACACGTTAGTGGGCACGGGGAATGTTACGTGGCCGAGCACGACTGCTCAGAATTGCGCGGCAGTAATAGCCTACCAATAACATGAAACCTGTCATCGTTTTCCTTCTCTTCGCGGTCGCTCTCGGCGCGACGACCTGCAACATCACGACCACCGGAACCATCCAGTCCGACGGCTCGGTAAGCGGGTCACCAAACCAGGGCGACGTGTATCAGATACAGGGGACCAACACCGGATACGCCTACGTAGACGATGACGCGGTTGCCAACGGTACTCTTGTTGTCACTTCGCCGAGCGGCGGGCACACTGTAACGACAGGATTGTTCCTGCTGAACCAGCATTCAAACGGCGGCACGAATACATTCGCCGCACGTATTGCGGCGGGATACGTGGCGCCAGGTTCGTGGATGGCCGGGGTGTGGACATGGCAACTGAATTTCTCGGACGAACTAAGCAACACCTGCACAGCAACCGGATCGTATACGGTCGCCTCAACATGGAATGCTGCGAATGGCTTCCTGCGCCAATACCCCGGAACGACCAATCTCGTCACCGATGGCAATAATCAGGCATTCTGGGGTCTGGGGGGTCAATGGGTTGCGCCTTGGAACAGCAGCCCTTCATATTCCGTTTCGCCTAATTACGCAGGCACTCCTGCCAGCGCGATGGTGACCGTGAGCGGAACTGCCGTTACGTGGTCGAGCGGTGCACAGTTCTCCACCCAAACTCTTTCGGCGGGGGTCTACAACCAGATTTACATTTGCCCGACCGGTCCGTCAAGCTGCGTCTACTATGGCGGTCCCGGCGTAGTAGTCAACAACGCTACTTCCCTGACCCTCCCATCAAGCGGCGGCACCTATTCCACTCCGGTTCCTGCATACCTTGGCTTTGTTCGTGATTTCGGTTCAGGAGGAGGCCGCGCCATAGATTATCAGTCCACCTTTACGCAGGCAGCACAATTCATGAAGCAGTGGGGTGTTAACCTCACTCGCTTGTCGGACCTCAATAATCAGCCGGAAGGCATTGGCGGGACGTTCCTCGGAACAGGCTACAACACTTACAACTTCAATATGAGCGGGAACACTAACTGGGGCGCTCCGCATATCGATTCAGTGCTGGCTGCAATGCACGCGGCAGGAATCCATTTGAATATGGGTCCAATAACAGGGTTCAGCGGTGCCAGTAGTATCTGTCCAAGCTACGTCTGCACATCCGCCGAGCAATCGAACCTCCAGCATTACATTGCTTACGTTTCTGCCAGGTGGGGAGCATTTTCGGACTTCTATGAAATAGCTGCCGAGATGCATCCGACGCAGACCTGGGTTGATCATATCGGTGCTGCCCTGGCCACCGGAGTAAGCGGCATTGCCGGAGGAAATCCCGCGGATCCATACGGTCACTTCATCACGGTGTCCGACTGGCCTCCGTATCAGACAGGCTCGCTCCAGTACGGTCCCGGCACATCGACGCCCGACGCCTACATGAATCAGATTTCCATGGACAACGTGGACTCGATGAACGGGACGGCGATCTACTCGTACGCCAGCAGTGGGTTCGGGTCGCCGGGGACCTATTACTGCGGAAACCAGAGTCCTTTACTGCCGAGCAATCAAAGCGAGGGTCCTTCGGGACCAAGTGCAGCTCCTCTCCCCGGAGGAAGCGGCGTGCTCGGAACCTATCCCGCAACCCAGAGTCCCGCTGTTCCGAACGATGAAGTAAACGGCGCGCGGATCGTTGATGAATTCTTTTCGCTGTGCGGAAAATCCACGGCTACGGCTTTCAATTTTCTGAGCGATTTCTTCCCGGTCAATTCAAGCACTCCGTTCATCGCCGAGACATGGCTGGACTTCACCCTGGGCAAGTACAACATCGGGAACTTCATGGTCGGTCTGGATCCGGCTGCCGTTCCGATCTCGGTTACTCTGGGCGGCGGCTGTGCGGGGGCTGCCTGTAATACTACCGGTCTTGGTTCGACTAACCACATGCGCTTTGGTATTCTCAGTTCGACCGGAAACGCCACAACCGGCGTGCCCAACGCGGTGACTAATCCTACGGTAACCCTCACGGTCCCCCAGGCGTCCATGACGGGGGCCTGGGTGTTGCCTTCGACCGGGGCCACGCTCGCCACGTTTACAACTTCCGCTACGGCTGGTTCCCAGAGCTTCACTTACACCGGGACATTCAATGTGGACTTGTGGCTCCAGTTGGACGCCCCCACCGCAACAGTCACGCTGAACGGAGTGAATTACAACCTTCAGCAGCATCCGCGCGTGATGCTCGATGGTCCGAGCGGTGCTCTTTCGACAGCCCTGCAGAACACCGCCACCAGGGCGAACGTCAGCAACATCGCTTACGCGGCCCTGCAGACCCAGACTAACAACTACGTTTCGCAGGGCTATCAGAACCCCATGACCGACTACGCTCTGTGGTCGGACACTGGCAGCAGCAGCTACAACGCCTATCCCGGCAACAACACTCTCATGTGCGCCCTTATGTGGTGGGCACAGGGCGGCCCGAGCCAGTCGCCCATCGATCCGAATGGCTACCTGGCCTGCGCCGAGTACGGCATCGAAAATGCCATCCGCATCGTGGGGAACAGCGCGGCATGTCCGACCGGCAGCAACTACTGCGGCCCGGTCTCCGCCGGCGAGCGCACCAACGATACTGACTATGTTCGGCAGTACATCATAGCCTATGCCCAGGCGTATTCCATCATTCGCAGTCAACTGACGACCGGGCAACGGCAAACATTTGCCAACTATATGCTGAACGACTGGACGGCTTCGCAGGGTGGAATAGACACGACAGCCTGTACACCCCAGTCAGTCACCCAGGGAACGGGAACTCTTTCGACAAGCGGCTCCAGCCAGACGGTGACCATTACCGGCGGGACGACATCTCAGATCGGAGTCGGATACGTAATCTTCAACACTACCAGCACCGTGGGTCCAGGCTTTCAAAGTCAGTGGTCCCCTGCCACTGTCGTAACCGGGATCACCAACTCGACGACATTTACGGTCAGCAATTCCGTCAACATCCCGTCAGGACTCTCGTTTCCGCTTATCTATTCGCCGCCATGGACGACCGGAAACTGCGGCATCGTCTGGTTCATGAAGCATCACTCGGCCAGCCCGCCGATTGCGCCAAACTATGTGGGAAATTATAACAGCGGCGGCGGGGATCTTGCTCCTGATTTGAACCTGAACCTGACCGGTATTATTGGCGAGTTAGCCATTGGTGACGCTTTGGCCGACGACGACCCCCGTGCCGTCACGCTGTTTGAGCAGGCATACAACTGGTACTACGCGAATCAGTACGGATTTTATCTCTCGGCGGACACTGGGTTTAGTTCGTCCGGTAACGCCTACTCCAACGCACGCACGCATCGGTTCAAGCATCAGGTGTATGAGATGATCCAGAAGTCCGTTATCAGCGGACCGAACCTCGGTGGCCAGTATTTGACGCGGGAAATTCCTTTCGAGTTCATGGGGATGTTACCGGATTCGGTGCAGGGCAGCACTTACGATGTGATCCCGTTCCAACAGGCCGACGCAAACAAGTGGGGAACCGGATCGGGCGGAATTGAGACACTGTATACGATTGCCGGGATTCAAAGCACAGACCCCAGCACTCCATATCTCAACTACTATCTGATGACAAGGCGCGGCGACTATGTTGCTTCGAGTATGGGATCGAGCACAAGCTGGTCCGAACCGACCGTCTACGCTTATATCTTTATGGACCCGGCGGCTACGCAGACGAACATTACCGGTTTTTCTACGCAATACCTTTTCAATGACACAGAATACTCAACCTGCGTCAGTCTCGGACTAACCTGCTACCCGAACCAGACATGGTCACAAGTCCTGACCCGTTCGGGATGGTCATCAACGGACGACGTGGCGATGCTGGAGGCGGGATGGACCAACGGGTCAGACCACAGTTCCGGCGATACATCTGACGGCATGGGCAACTGGGGGGATTTTCGTATCTACCGTAACAGTGCGTTTCTGCTGGCCGACGACACCGGAGCGCAAACGGATCATACGAACAGCCCCGAACAGATGAACATGATCGAACTGGGCGCGGGAGCGAACTGGGCCCAGGGAACCACATATGAAAACTGGCCCACCCCATCTTATGATGTGTATTGCAGCAACGGAAGCGGGGGCGGCGGGTCTCGCTCTTACGGCGGCACATACGGCGGTTGCAACGCACCGATCCTGCGCTGGGCTTCGACCGATCCGACCGGAGACAGTTCGAACCGGTACATGTACGTGATGACGGACATGAAGAATGTCTACAATCCAAATAACATCACGAGCGCTCCGGTCCGGGTGCAGCGGCACATCATGCACTTCAAGAAGCCTTCCTATCAGGATTACTTTGTGGTTTATGACGACGTAGCGACGGGAGCGGCAACGACCATTGCAGCGCTGTGGCAGTACGGGCTGTGCGCCTGGGTTCCCGGTCAGGGTTCCAGTTCCCTCGGAACATGCGGGACGCCGGCCTCGGTAATCAACTTTTCGGGAAATACAGTCAGCGACACGCAGGCAAGTTCCCAACTGAATTCGACTTTCATCTATCCGGGCGCGGCAGGAACGCTGATCAATCAGGGCAACACGTACACCGGGCACAACATCCCCACCGGCCTCACCAACCGTCTCTACTCCTGCCAGGGTTCGAGCGGGACCTGCAATACTTCCGCAACCAGCTTCGAGGAGATCGTGGTTCACCAGCCGGTCAACGGCACCGGAACCATGCCGACGCTCACCGCGCTGACATGTTCAGGGACCGGAGGAAACTGTGCGGCACAGCAGATTGCAGACAGCGGCTATCCGCGGGTGGCGATGTTTGCGCGCCAGGGCGTTTTATTGACCGGCGCGAGCTTCACGAGCACGCACAGCGGTACGGCGCAGTATCTTCTCGCGGGGTTCGCGCCGGCCTCGTACAACGTCACGGTGGGCGGCAGCGCGGTAACGGGATCTCCGTTCACGGTCAATTCCGGTGACAACACGATCTACTTTGAGAGCACCGGCGGGGCGGTAGCCGTCTCGCAGGTTGGCGGCGTCGTAGTGCCCACGGTGACGACCACGACGGTCTCAGGTGTCACCTCGTCAGGCGGAACTACCGGGGGTACCGTAACGAGCAATGGCGGGGCATCGGTGACGAGCGAGGGAGTCTACTACGGGTTGTCTTCGCCTCCCGGCACGCTGTGCGCCGCCGGGGGAACGAGTTCACCGTTTACGGTTACGCTGGGAAGCGGCGGATGTACGGCGTTGAGTCCGAACACGGGCTATTATTATCAGGCTTGTGCGACCAACTCGGCGGGGCAGGGCTGCGGGAGCATTCTGAGCTTCACAACGCTGGTTTCTGCCGCTGGTCCGAGTGTGACCGTAAGCGGCGCGGTAAAGTTGAGCGGTAACACGGTGTTTCACTAAGCATCGCACATACGTCCATTGGGGCAGGCAGAATCGGCGCACTACCGTTCATTGCCTTACACATGCTCCCTGATGTAAACTTCACCCATGGGCGCACCAGCTACCGGATACCCGCTGCAGCCACCTGCTTATATCGCAGGTACGATCACCATCAGCGCGGCGCAGGCGAACACGCCGCAGCAGCTGCTGGCGCTGATTCAGGCGCAGCTGGACGCCAATTGTCCCGGCGTATGCCGGGCAATGAGCGTGCAGATCGACAACACCGTGCTGTACGGCGGCTGCCAGTCGCAGGGCGGTACTTCCACCGCTCTCAGCACGAGCAATTACGGCTGGGAGCTGACCAGCACTTTCCCGATAAAAACATGGGGGAGCGATTTCCCCGGATCGCAGGTTCCCATCGGCAACATGCAGATTTTCATGGCCGCCGGGACATTTCACGTCGAGGTACTGGTTTAAAGCCATTCCATGAGCGGGTCACCCAGTCCCGGCAGCGGTTTGGCGCTGGAGCCGATCAGCGGCAACAGCCTGACGCAGTTCATCAGATCCATCGAAGGGCTCACCGGGACGCAGGGACAGAACATCCTCGGGCAGGGATTGCAGGAGGAACAGTCCGGCATCAACGCCGCCGGTCCGGCACTCAGTTTCCTGACCAATCTTGTGAAAGGCGACCAGGCTGATGTAACGCAGGCCGCGCAGCCGCAGATCGACCAGATCACCCAGCAGTTCGATGCGATCCGTAACATGATATCGCTGCAACCGCGCGGCGGCGGCAAGACTACCGCGCTGGCGGAAGCGCCGTTTCAGAAGGCCGGCGATATTCAGCGCACCGAAGGCGCAATGCGCACACAGGCAGCCGGGCAGCTTGGCAACCTGTCTGTACAACTGGCTAATCTCGGTTTGGGCACCGCCGGTCTGGGCGAAGGGCTGGAATCGCTTTCGGCTACCACCGCACTCACCAAGGAAGGGCAGGATTACAGCCAGCCATCGGCGCTGACGCAGGTACTGCAGGGATTGTCGTGGGCGACCGGCGCGGCCGAAACCGGAGCGCAGATATCGCAGTTGATCTAGTTATGTAGACTCTACAAAGGAACCGCACACAGGACCTCCTTCATGGGCGCACTAACACAGTTGATCCAGATGAAACGCCAGCAGGAAGCGCAGGGCGTGGTGGATTCGCTCGCGCCGTCGCAGTTCATCCTGAAGAGTTTCGAGAAAGACCCGTCGAGCGTGGACCCGACGGTGCTGGAACAGGCGTTGAAGAACATTCAGGAAATCGGCAACGCCGAAAGTGGGCAGTCCGGTGGCGCAGGCGGAAAAGGTGGCAAGGGTAAAGGCGGGGGCGCGGGCGGTAAGGGCCTCGGCGATCTGTTCGCCAACATCGCATCGTTGGGTATCGCGGGCGTGCGCAAGCAGGAGCTGTCGCGACGCGAGCGAATGCAGACCGCCGAAACCGACGTGGCCCGCAGCAACCCGCTGTTGAAGTTGCGAACGCCGGAAGCCCGGCAGGAGATCGCCTTGCGCATGCAGGCGGTCGAAGCCGCTGAACAGCGCAAGCAGCAGCGGATCGCCGATCAGGAAGCGTACGAAGACCGGGTGAAACGCGCCGATGCCACCGGGGTTACCGGGCGCGACCGCACCGAATACCTGCTCACCGGGAAGTTTCCGACCGGCACCGGTGCCACCGGGGGCGCGCCGCGTGTAGTTTACGGCAAGATCAAAGGGCAGGAAGCCGAAGGCGTGCAACCGTTGTCGTTCAACCCGCGCGACCCGAACGGCTATATCGACGTCAACGGGCGCACTTACACCAAAGAACAGGTGGAGCTGACCGGGCCGCCCGCGCCCACCGACCGGTTGTTCGGGCGGTCGCTTGAAATCGCCAAGATCGTGGAAGGGGAAGGATACAAGCGAGGCACCCCGGAGTACAATCAGCGGTTTGGGCAGATCGCCGCGGCGGATATCGGCACGTCGATTGCCGCGCAACAGCAACGGATGGGCATCGCCGGGTACGAATCCGGGATCGGCGCCGGGCAGGGGATACCGCCGGATCGCAGTGGGGGACCACCGGCACCGCCTGCCGCAACCGCTACGCCGTCTGCAGCACCTGCCGCAACCGCCGCCACACCTACCGCCACGCCGCCCGCGAAACCCCGGCTTACTCCGCGCACTGCAACCGCCACCCCGACACCTGCAGCCGTAAAATCCGACGTTATGACCGACCGGTTCGTGTCCATGTATATCGACTCGGTCTTCGGCAACCGTCCACCCGGTGGCGGCGCCGCCAACATCGGTGTGATCAAGGGACGCGATGCGCTGCGTAAGCGGCTGGGACTGGACCCGGTGACGTTCAGCGCGGTGATGGCTGGCGACAAGGCCGAAGTGAAAGCGATGTTCGACACGGTTGAGCGCAAGGTGGCTATCGAGCGCGTCAACAACGTGCTGGCGCTGGTGGGCGACCGCACCATCCAGAACGCGCAGCGGGTGGTAAATACGGGCAGTCCGTGGCTTACCCGTCCGTGGCGGAAGATCGAACGCGGCGCTACAGGCGACCCGGCGCTTGAAGCGTTCCTGATCGATATGAACGAGATGACCCGGCAGTACACCACGCTGACCGCCGGCGGGGCGCTCAGCAAGGCGATGCTGCCTGAAGGCGCTGCCGAAAAGGTGGAAGCGATCCTCGACCCAAACGCGACCCTGCAGGAAGCCATCGCGCAAGTACAGGAAGTCAAACAGTTTGGCAGGATGGAGCAACAGGGTTTTGCCACCACGCAGCAGCATATCGTGCAGAAGATCCTGAGCGACGTTGGCGGGCGTGGTGGTACCACGCATTTCACGGAAGGCAGTGATGCCTGGGACATCCCGGCGGACAAGGTTGACGCGTTCAAACGCAAACATCCCAACGCAAGGGCACAGTAATGCCGGACGAATTCGACCAGTACAAAGCGCGGTCGGCCGGCAGCGCATCGGGCGACGAATTCGACCGGTACCGTGTCGCTGCGGGGCCGCCCAAACCGAAACTCAAACCCAAATCGGAGCAGAAAAGTCCTGCGGCGAAGTTCGGTGGCGCATTCTGGGAGAACCTGTCCGCTGCATTCAGTCCCGCTAATGTGCTGCGCGGACTGAGCGATATGGCTATCGCTTTTTCCGGCGATCCGGCGGCGTTCAGCGAAGAGAATGTAAAACGAAAAGAACAGGTTTACGAAGGTTTGGCGGGCAGCACGGAACAGCCTTTTCGGGAGATCGCGCATGGCGCTCCCGCTGAGGGTGCCGGACATCTGCTGGGCATAGCGGCGCCTTACGCAGTGGATGAAGTTGTCGGCCGCGGGCTGGGTAAGATTGCGCGCAAAACCCTGCCCGCCGCGGCCCGATCCGTGTACGAAGCCGAACTACGCCCCGGTACGAAACCTTCGCTTGCGCAGCGCGCCGAAATGGTTGAGCGCGGGATCGAAGGCAACCTGCCGATAGAAGAGAAGTCGCTGGGCAAACTGGAAGCCGCAATAAAAGCCAACAAGGACAAGATCGACACACTAACCAAGGACCCGGCGAGTCCGTACGCGGCGCGCACGGTACCGGTAGCGGACGTATTGTTGCCGGTAGACCAGTTTATTCAGCGTGTCGCCCGCGTGGACAAGGGCGCGGCAAAGGCGCTCATGCAGCGGCGTGCGCAGTGGGCAAGGTCGCTCGGCGGAGGACCGGATACTACTATCGCGGCGGCGCAGGCGCTCAAGGAAGACCTGTATGCGGCGATTAACAGCGGGTCCTATGCCGGAACCGCTGAACCGGGCACGCTGGTACAGGGGCGTAAACTTGCGGCGCGCGGAATCAAAAAGGCAATCGAAGACGCGGTACCGGAGCAGCCAATCCGAAAGATCAACCACGCGATAGAAACCGACATTCGGCTGAAGGACACGATCAACAGCGCAATCAAACGGCACCCGTCATGGATCAACGACTGGGCGGTGTTCGTATTGGGAGCCGGGGCGGGAGAGGCGTTGGGCGGGCATATCGGCGGAGGCGCGGCGGCGGTTGGAGCGCTGACCCGGATGGCCGCGCGCAACCCCCGTATTATGAGCCGTCTGGCTATTGCGCTGGACCGCAGCGGCAACGCGGATCTGGCCGCGGCGCTTAAACCGGCAACGGCGGCGGCACAGGTCGGCGCTGCGGTAAACGGGGGAGCGACATCAAACTGGTAACCATGCCGGAAATCAACTGGAAACTGGATGTCGGACACATCATTACGATCCTTGCGCTGCTGATCGGAGGCGCGGTAGGCTGGGGTGCCGTCAATCAGAAAATGGAGGAACACACACGCGCGCTACAGGATATGCGCACGGAACTGACTCTGATTCACGAGAAAGTGGATGCCATCAGCATTCAGCAGGCCGTTACCGCCACGCAGTTGCAGGAACGGGAGCGGCTGGCGGACGAAAAACAATCAAGCAAGTAGAGTAGACTGGTTACAGGAAGGAGTTCCGTTGTGGATCTCATCACATTGCTTGTCGCGGTGATTGTCGTGGTCGCGGTCGTCTGGGGCGGTTTCTGGGTGTGCGACCGCGCCGGGTTCCCGGTGCCCGTCAAATGGATCTGGGGCGCGGTGTGCCTGATCGTGCTCATCTGCCTTGTGCTAAATCAGGTAGGTGGTGGCGCCGGGCTGCGCACGCCGTTGTGGCACGGCAGGTAATCACTCGATATCGAACGGAACGATCCGCGCGTACACGAACGGTTCGCTCTCCGCATACGCCGCGTCGATCTGTTCGGCACTCACCCCCTGCGCCAGCAGCCGCTCCTTGCTGAGTGTCTTCCGCGTGGTCCACCCGCTGTAGGAGAACCCGTTGAGCCCGTGGCGCAAACCCTTCAGCCCGTACGCCTCGCAGATAGCGCCGAGTTCAGCTTTAATGCGCTCAATCTCTTCTTCGGCTTCGGACTTCTTCGCCGCCTGTCTCACAGCCTTCTTCAACAGCTCGACGGCGCGGGCGAAGGTGTCGTGATCGTCGATTACCGACGCGATGGGCAGGTTGCTGCCGGATGCGGACAACAAACGCTTCTTTTCTTCTGACATTGCTGCGTTCACTCCTTATCTTTCCAACGTCGTAAAACCTCGCAATCGGCGCGGATGGGCACACGCCACAGGCGCTCGCCGGTGTCGCGGTCGTCCATCACATGCTCGAAGATACCGACCATGCAGGCGCCCACCGCGTCGGCGTAGTCTTCGTCCACTTCAGCAACGATTTGATCGTGTATGCTCAACAATGCTTCACAGTGCAGTCCGGTACCGCGGAACGTGTCGAACGTGTCCTCGGTTTCCGCCATTACCAGCTTTGTCTGTTCCGCATTGCTGGCGGTAATCGCATGATTCTGCGCCTCGCGCAGTCCTTCGCTTACCTTATACGGCAGGCTGGAGCGCACCTGCGGGATGTAGCGGGGACGGCCCCACGGGTCCCATACGAATCCGTAGCGTCGAGCCCGGTAGTGTTCCTGAGCGAAGTACGCGGCAACCTCGGGGTGTTCCCGGTACCACTGCTGTATAAACCGGTCGCACCATTCCTCCGTAAGCCAGTCCGGCGGGGATATTCCCGCCGCCCAGTAGTCGCCAACCAGTTGCGACAGCAATCCCTTTTTGGTGACACCGTTCTGGATACCGAAGTTGGTCCGTTTGCTTGGCATCCGGTGCAGGTACTTGTCCACTTTAGCCGGATCCTCAATGTGGAACGTCTGCATCGCGGTGTGCATGTGCGGATCGAAGAACGGGTCTTCATTGAACCGCGCGATCAGCACCGGGTCATTGGCTAAATGCACCATGTCGCGGAACTCCATGCCGGAGAAGTCAACCGACACAAGGCGCGTGCCTGGGGAGGCAACGAACGCCGCGCGGATGCGGGCGCCCAGCGAACTGCGGATAGGTATCTGCTGCAGGTTCGGCTTGCGGCTGCTGAGCCTTCCTGTGATCGCCCGTGTGGTGGTGAATGTCGTGTGCAAACGGTTTGTAGACTCTACATGGGGAAGTTCGCACAGCGGGCAGCAGGGGCCTGCCGGGTGTAACCGTGCCATTGCGGGCAGGGCGTCGCAGAACGCACTGCGCAGTTTCGCGCGTTCCCGGTAAGCAATCACCAATGGCACCACCGGGTGCTGATCGCGTACCAGATCGAGGTTCTTCCGTCCGGTCGATACCTTGCCGCCGCCGGTAGACTTAAGCTTTGTATTGCGGCCAACGCCCAGCAGATCGAACAGCAGCTCGCGGATCTGTTCGGCGCTGGATGCGTTGATGCCGGCCGATCCTTCTTCTTCTTCAATTGCTGCGGCGGATGCGCTGAACCGGTCCAGAGCGAACGGCGGAATGTAGGACGCTATCTGCTTTTGCAGGTCCGCCATTTCGGCGGCGAACTGCACCGACAGTTCCTGCAGGTATGGCACGTCAACCGCGATCCCGACACGCGACATCCGGTTGAGCGTTGGCAGGATGGATAAGTCCAAACGCCGGACGTTTTCAAGATCCGGCTGTCCGGGCAGCGTTATGCCGTTATAGAGAGGCACGGGTCAGTCTTCGTCGTCGCCTTCTTCGTCGTTGCCTTCCCGGTCGTCTTCATCCGGTTCGTCGTCTTCATCCGGCGCGTCGTCCGCTTCGATCATGCAGTCTTCGCTGCAATAGGGCTTGCCGGAATCGCCGATCCACGGATCGCCATCGAATTCCGCTTCGCATTCGGCGCAGGTTGTAATTTCGTTCTCGTCAGGCGTGGAACTCATCTCTGTCTCCTTCGTGTATTCGGAACGCATCGCCGCGCCGGCGCGCCAGTTCAACCGCGACCCGCCCCGTCCAGTCCGCGTCGCCCACGGCGTAGTTTACAGCCTCTTCCATGGTGCAGTTGGCTATCCCCGGCACGGGGTAGCCCCCGCATCTTGCCTCCACATGCGACACCATCCATTCGTTCAGCGGGTCCTGCCAGAACGCGTTCAGCCTGGGTTCGTCGTTGGCGCCCCACGGGTTGTATTCGCCGTCAGGCGCGGTGTTGTCCAGCAGACGTTTGAGCAGCGACTCCAGATCGCTTTTACGTACCTCATCCGCCAGCGGTTTGCCGGTCTTCTTATGAAATCTGCTGCTGCGCCACTGCAGATCCAGCACCGCGACCCGATACGCTTCGAGCATCCAGTCCTGCAGGGCGCGGATCGACGCCGGCCATACGGTTTCCTGATAACTGGTCATGGTGTGGCGGAACAACCGGTAGACCAGCGGCTTAAGGCCCTGCGGCAGGTTGCCAAGGTGGAATGCTTCCTGCATGGTGTCGCCTGAGGGCAGAATGTCGCATCCCAGCTTATGCAACACTTCCATATCGTAGGAGGCGTTGTGGAAGATCGTACGGTATAGAGACAGACCGGCAAACAAATGACGCAGTGTGCGTTTGTCTACAGCTCGTATGAGAACACCCTGTCTGGGTTGCCATGACACCTGCACCGACCACGGATGGCCCGCATGGCTTTCCGTATCGATGGCCAGCACTGATGCGTTCTCCATCCCACGCAGACCTTCAGTATCCGTTATCAGTTTGTAGTCGACCGGTTCAGGCGCCGGGCCCCCGATGAACGCTTCGTAACCTCTGCGGTGCATGTCCAAAGTGCCGCTCAGCCCCTGCCAGTCGTCCATACACACCTGCATCCAGCGGGACTCGTGCAGGCCGATAGCGGGATGGTACATTGGCACCAGCCAGCCTTCCCACCCGAACAGCGTGCCGACCTTGCCAGTGTGTTGTGGGATGCCGTGGTGAAGCTCCAGTCGGATACCCGGCACCAGACTGCAGGCGCTGCTGCCGCACAACACGATCACTTCCGGTTGCGTTCGCGCGATCTCTTCCGCTACGTGGTGCCGGGCGCACGCGGCAATGGTCTTGTCGTCCGGCGCTTTGTTGGCAGCGTGTCCGCATAACACGGTGTTGCAGACGCGGACCTGCGAGCGGTCGAGCCCGGCCAGCGGCAGGTAAAGCTCGTCCAGTTCCTGGCCGGTTTTCCCGCAAGCAACCCTGCCCTGCCGGTTCTCGTCCTGCCCCGGACGCTCCATGACGATCAGCACGGATGACGGTTGCGGTCCGTCCCCGCCTATCGCATGGAGCGATTCGTTGCCCGCGTTAGGGCAGTCCGGGCAGCGCTGGCACCAGGCAGGCATAGCGCTACGCGTCCCTTGTCACCGTGCCATTGTCGGCACTGACGCTTTCGACAAACTCTTCCCGGATGCGCCAGATATCAACGGTGCAGTGTTCCGCGGCAGCAGTGATCTTCGCCCAGGCCTCGATATTGATCAGGTCCTGCGCGAACGATTGCACCGGGTGGCCGTCGCGGGTGACACCGACAGCTACAGCGCGGTATTTCATTGCGGTTCTTCTCCTCTCAGCCATGCGACAATACCCGTCGCGCTGCCTGCCCCGAAGTGTTTTACGTTACCCTTGCGATCCGTCCACGCTACCCGCCGCCAGTCGCGCGGTGTGGCCAGCACCATGTCGGAAACGCTGGCAAAATGCTTGCCCACGTCCCATGCCTTCGCGTCGATACCCGGTATCTGCGCCGCTACCAGCGTCACCGGGTTCGCCTCGCCGTGCATGATGTTCACCGCCCCGCGCTTCTGCTGGCTGGGGTCGTTGGTGAACAAGGCATCATGAGACCGATGCAGCTCGTAATCCTTGTCCCACCAGAACCAGCGGGATGCGTAGAGCGCGGCGGTTTCGGCAGGAGACTGTGTGCGCCACACGCGTACCCCGGTCAGCTCCGTCATGCTGTACAGGTAGCTGTCCACCTGCCGGTAGCTGATTCCCGCGCCGCGGTGGTACAGCGGTATCCACCGTCCCTGCGCGGGAACCTCGATTTCGCCGTTCGGTCCGGGGCGCCAGATGGATTCGATCACCAGTTCCACACGGTCGTACAGACCGAACATGCCGCGCAGCTGATGACCGCTGAGCCGACGGTCCTGCATGCAGGCGATCAGATCGGTGATGCGCTTGCGTTCGTAACCGATCAGCAGGCCCTGTGAGGAGCGGATAGCCAGGTCGCCGAAGTCCAGCCTGGTAACGGTAAGCGGCAGACCGTACTGCTGCAGGTGGTCGAGCAGCGTGCGGTCCTCGCGGTCGTCCAGCAATAGTGACATTGGCACACCGGTACACCGGCTAATTACCGCGCGGATTGCTTCGTCCCGGCGGCCCGCCGAATCCCGGATCGCCGGGCATCAGCACACTGCGCTTCGCCGCTTCCGTTGCAGCGCGTTCACGCTCCCGCGCTTCGTACCGTTCGACTTTCGCATCGCCGATCAGTTTGTTAAAGCACTCGGTGAAACCCGCCGTTCGTTTGGCCGGTCCGCGTGTACCGAACAACCGCCGCCCCAGCAGTTCCGCGAACGTTGCGACGCTGGCCAGCTGATTGGCGGACACATTAGTATTCCGGTAATGCTCGATCTGCTCCAGCAGCGCCTGATCGAACTGCGCGGCGGTAACCCGGTCCTTTTGGCGTTTCATCGCTTCACCGCGCCTCCTGCCGTAACGCCAGTTCCGCGTCCATCCAGGTTTCCTGCACTATCCTGCGTTCGTTCGGGTCGCGGCTCATCCTGAAATCCCGCCAGTCGCGCAGCGCGGTGCGGTCGTCGGTCTGCACGGACTTTGCGAAATGCGCGCCCCACTGCGCTTCGCTGAGGCTGCCCCCGTAACACCCGGTGCCGCCGGAGCGGCTGTAATCCGGCCACAGCATAAACAACCCGTGCAGGTACATCAGCCAGTGGGCGCTGTAATCGAAGCCTTTGGGTTCGGCCTGTTTGCAGTTCCACTGCGGGCTGAGCAGCCGCAGGTACGGGTCGCGCAGGAACGCGGTGCCGCCGCAGGTGTTGATGCCGTTGCCCATATGCACCAGCGCCGGGTCGGGTATGCGGCGTTCGGCGGCGTACTGCGCCGGGATGGTTTCGTGATAGCAGCAGCAACCGATCGCACAAGGCGACGGGTTTCCTTCGCCGTCCGTTTCCGCCAGCTCCAGCCTTTTTGTGTATTCGCAAAGCAGGAACGCATCGGGCGACAGCACCACGTCGTCTTCGACATACACCGCGATGTCCGCCCCGGCGCTGAAGGCGTAGTCGAGCAGCCATTTGCTTAATACATGTGGGTCAGACTCGCAGGCTTCCTCCACAATTTCAAATGGTATATCCCGGTTGTCTTCAATAACCGTGTGCACAACCTGACGCACCAGCGGGTGCTCGTGCCAGTTGACCGGCATACCGATCAGGATGCGGTCGGCCCAGCGGCCGAGCAGTCCGCGTTTCGCGTACGATCTTCCGCTCCACCGCTGCGCCCGCGCAATCGATTCCAGACATAACCGGGTTTGCAGCGGACGCCGGAACGTGCTGACCACAACGATATTGCTTCCGTCCATTACACGATCCTCCACAACAAAACGGCGATTACCGCCAGCAGCAGGATTATTACGCCGCAGGCCCATACGAACATAGTACGCGCAAAGCAGAACCTGCGGAACCAGTAGCCAATAGTGTCGGTATTTATTTCTTCCAGTGTCCTCAGCCTGCCTGTTTTTCCATTGGTATATTTAGTCACCCTTCGATACCTCCCCGCACAATCCACGATGTCCCGCGCACTTCCACGGTTTTTCTCTTTACTTTGCCCAGGCCGTCCGCAAAGAACGCTTTGGTCGCGCGCCTCACCCCGTCGAATTCTTCGGTGTAGTCGTGCCCGGCGATCATCCCGCCGGGGGCTATCAGCGGGTACCATGCTTTCAGCTCCCGCAGCACGTGATCGTATTCGTGATCGTCATCCAGAAATACGAAATGCACCGGGTGCACGGGGGGCGCGCCCATGTGCGTTACCGCCGAAGCGCGGAACAGCCAGGCGGCCTCCAGCGAGTCCATACGCAGGATGCGCAGCGGGTCGGGGCTGAGCCCGCTTTGCTCCACGAAATACGCGAAGGTCTCGAACATATTGTTGTTGTGCTCGCGGTGCACGCGCGGTTCGATATGCCCCGCGGCGAACGATTCATCGCTGAACATGCCGGGGTTGTTCTTCGGAGTGCATCCCCAGGTGTCCACGCAGTATACGCGCAGCCGTTTATCCGCGTTGCGGGCGGCTTCGGCCAGGTATACCGCGCTTTTACCCCAGAACGAGCCGCATTCGATCAGCAGGCTTCCGGGCGGAGCTGTAGCGACTGCTTCGTCGTATATATCGAGGAACGGACTCCAGTCCGAAGGGATGGCGTTATGCAGGGTTGGTTTTTGCGTTTGCATCGATGTCTTCCAGTACCTGATCGGCAATGTCTTCGGCGATCCAGTGCAACGGTTCCTGCTGCCGGTACAGCCGCATGGCCGGACTGTACCAGCGGCACGGTTCGCCGGGAAGTCCCCAGCGCCAGCACGACGACACCGGCAGCAGCACCGTGCAGGGAATCTCCAGCACGCCGCACAAATGCGCCAGCGCAGTATCCACGGTCAGCACATGGTCCATGCTGCAAAGGTATTCGGCGGTCGTCCGCCAGTCCTGCATACGGTCGTATTCGCAGATCAGCCGAGGCGGCTGCGCGAACGACGTTTTGCTGTAGATATCCGCGCGTTCCGGCGACAGGCAGTATAGTTCCAGCCCGGATGCCGCAAATAACCCGCCTTCGGTTTCCGTCTGCGCGTGCAACCAGTCGGTTACCTCGCAGGCGACACCGTACGGCAGGCTTTTGGTGCGTATCGGCGAGGAGTTTTCTTCGGCGCGCCAGCATACGCCAAGACGGAACGGACCGCCGGTGCGTCGATCGGTCCGGTAGAAAGGTATGTCCCCCCAAGGAAGCAACGGCTGCTGCGGTATGTCCCCCCAGCCGCGTACGCCGAAAACCGCGGGCAGGCTCATAATACTCGTGCAGTATTTCCATTCGCCGAACCGGATGTTGTCCCGATGCACAACAAATACCTGATCGACGCCCAGGCCGCTCCAGTCGCAAAGATCCGCGCATGATTGCGACATGACCATAAGACCGACGCGCGGCAGGTGGTATTGCCGCTTCAGCAACGGCAGCCAGCGCATGCACATAAACAGGTCGCCATAGCCGCCTTCAGCCTGCACCAGCAGACTACCCGGCTGATCGGGCTGATCGGTGAGCGAGTCGTCGCAGGGTTGGAACAACGCACTGCCCGGCCACGGCTGCCAGCTCACATTACACCGTCCGGCTTCGTAATAATACAATCCTTCCTCGAACCTGCCCAGCCGCATCAGCGACTGCCCGTACCCCAGCGCGCTGTACTGAAACTGGACGGCGTGGGTGGTCGGTGTGCCGTGAGCGCGCAACAGGTCCAATGCCTGACCGTAGTAAGCGACAGCACGTTCGAATTCTCCCTCGGCGGTAGCCAGCTGTCCACCCTGATGCCATACACTGGATTCGTCTCCACGCGCTTTCATTATGTTAGTTGCGACCATCCTGGCTTGCGCCTGGTACCCGTATTTGCGCAGCGCTGTTACCGCCTGCAACAGGTCCAGGTACTGCCGGTCGCACATAGGCGTATCCGTATCGCCAGGCCCCGGTCCGGGTGCGGTGGACGGCACCTTCGGATCTTCGGTGCGGTGTTGTATTACCTGCGTGTCGCCCGGCATGGCTTCATTTCCTCCAGTAGTATGCTCGCGATCAGATCGATCCTGCGTACCCGGCGGATGTTCGCCGACGCGTAGCCCGCGAACGCGTCCGGGTCGATATTCTCTATCCGGTGCGCGGCGCGGTATGCGGCGGCCTCGGCCTCCCTGCCGGATATCGCCGGGCGCCTGCGGGGCGCGGGCACAATCGCAACATGCGCGTCCGGTGCTGGCCGGTCCGGCAGATTGGTTCTTACCGCCTGTAGCTTCATTCCCAGTCCTCCGAAGCGCTGTCAGGGCGCAACTGCTGCGCCAGATACTTGAATTCGCACAGATCCCCCAGCAACAGCCGCTGCCCCTGTTCGCCCTGTAACGCCGCGCGGTCCTGGCACATACGCACGTCGATCCAGAACCCGTCGGCGATGTCGAACCTTGTTTCCACCAGAGCGTTGGCGTGAAAACCGATCTGTTTGTACCCTTTGGGCTCGTCGAATCCCTGCGCAACGTCCTTCACATAGGCTTCCCCGCCCTGAAAGGACATCACTACGTTTTTGCTCTCCAGGCTTACCAGAAACTCCTGGAATTCATCGTTGATCGGACCGTACGCTTTCTTCGCCGAAGCGGCGTCCGCACTGAACCGGCTCGACTTTCCGTAGTAAGCGCACGCCATCATGTTGTAAAGCGTCGTGCCATCGTCGATACCGATGGTCTTCACCTCCGGCCGCGCCAGCAGCGCCCATGCAGACGCCTTGATCTTGTCCACCAGTTCGCGATGAAACTTCTTGCTTTCCTCGCGCTCCATCAGCGCCATGGTCATCGGGTTGGCATACTTGTACAGCTCGTCCGGGTTCTTCGGCCACAGAATGGTGCGGTGCGGGTACAGTTCGCGCTTGACCTGTTCGATGGTCGGGAGCGTTTTGCGCTGCAACGGTATAACTCCCAACCCCGGCGCGGTTCCGATCAATCGGGTTTTGCCTGTGCCCGGCCGCCCGAATACCGCGATAAACAGGTTGCCAGGCGGACCGAGGCGCAAGGGCTCGAACACAACCGGTATAACGGTGTCCTTCATTCTCCGTACCCCGCTGCAACCGCCGCGTCCCGGTTGACTTCGATCATCGTTTGCATTTCCGCGAGCTCCTTTGCGCTGAACCCGACCAGATAGCGGGTGTACACCGGGTCCGGCCACTCCATCGCGCTCAGCACATGCCAGCGCACGATGTCGCATCCGTACCCAAGGCAATAACCAGCGCCCTGGCACATCCACAGCCATTTGCGTTTGATAAGGTCGGCACCGGTGTACTTTTTAGCGCGATTGAATTTGAATTCTTCCACACACGGCAACCCGGCGTCCTTCAGCAGCGACAACCCGTCGCAGGTCATAATCACCGGGTCGTTCGCTTCGCCGGGCTGCCACAGAATCTCCCGATACAGGCTGACCGCAAACTCCTCCCAGGCATGGCCCATCAGCCAGCGCAGCGGGAATTCCTCTTCGGAGATCTGCTCCAGGTATGCAGTAATACGCGACTTCTCAGCGACGTACTTCAGCAACCCGGACAGGTGCAGGCCGGGCGTGCGCGGCGCGGGCATTATGTAACCGTCTGCACCGACGGACCGGGGCAAAGGTACCCGGCGCAGAAGATCCATGCGGTCGAGCGTCACATCGGTTTCGCTGATGAGGGTTGGCATGGCGTTTACGACCCCGACCGCGACCGCGACCACGGCCCTGACCGCGACCCCGACCGCGACCACGGCCCTGACCCTGACCGCGACCCTGACAGCGACCACGACCGCGACCCCGACCGCGACCACGACCGCGACCCCGACCGCGACCCCGACCGCGACCACGACCGCGACCCCGACCGCGACCCTGACCGCGACCACGACCACGACGACCTCTCGTATCCGGCCCGCAACAGCGCCCCGTTCATTTGTTACCTTACCTGCCGCGGGGCATGAACAATCTGCACCGCATCGATAATCGTTCCGCGGCCAATCGCTACCAGACCATCCGGGAACGGTTCCACTTCATTAAGTTCAGACGGGTCGCGGAGGGCCTTGTGAAACCGCCCGGTGTCGGCAATCCACGCGGCATCCCGCAGGATAACTTCATGATCGTCGATTGACACAAGTACGCCGGTGTCGATCATGGTGACAGTGCGAATCAGATAAGGTTTGCCGGGTTGCCAGAAACGTTCCGGTAACGGCTTTGACTTTGTGTTTTTGGTTTTTTCCATATTTCGACTCCATTAAATGTTGGGGAATTATAATTCCCAAATGTTGTTGGGGGCTGGGCCGCCGCATTGGCAGTACGTTTGTTGCCTGAGCCCCCGTAAGCAGTGACTACACTGCGTGCTGTCCGGCGGTTGCGGTGGCTTACCGTTACGCCGGAAACTCGAACCCTCCGGCTTCGGTTGGCACCGCTCCGTAAACCTGCGCCATGGCGATGCAGTACTCTTCGGTCAGCAGATCCATAACCGCCTTCTTTTGTCCCTGCGGCACCGGCGGTTTGTGTGTGCCCATGCCCATGAGGCACTGCATGCGCAGCTTTTTACCGTCGGCTATGGTCTTACCTTTGAGCGATGGCACTACCGTATTGGCGATAATCGCTTCGGCAAGCGTGTCGGCGTCAGAAGCGTCGCTGCCGGCGGGTGCGGCCGCAGGTGCGGGTCCGGTCGCGCCCGCTGCCGCCGCCTTCGCCGGCGCCTTACCCTTTGCCGCCGGTGCCTTCGCTGCTGCGGCAGCCTTTTCGTACGGAAACTGCCGGATTTCCTTCACCACAAACCTGGTGCTGTCGAAGTCGTCGCCTGCGCGTTTCTCGTTCTGCAGCGTGGTGAAGTACGCGCGCAACCCGATCAGATCCGGGAAGTACGTGCGCTTGAGCACTGCAGGTTTGAAACCCCTCTCTTCCAAACTCTTGCAAAACCGCATCCACTTGGTGTTTTCGTTGATGCGGTAGCCATCCTGCACGGCGAACAACGTGTCGCCTTCGGCACCCAGTTCGCCGCCCATATCTGCAGGGTCTACGTCCGTGTCGCCGTCGGGAAAACGGCCTGGCCTGCAGGTTTCGAGCAGCCCGGTAGCTTTGTCGGGAGACTGTATGGATAACAATACCTGCTCGGGCTGATCGGCGGCCCTGTTGCCGTCGCCGTCCAGATGACGCTGGATAGTCAGTTCGGCAAACAGCGCCGGCGGGCTCTGAAACCCGGCGGGCCGGTTGCCCTTCGCCTCTTTCATCGGCTGAAACTGGAATACGACCGCCTTGCAGTCGATCACTTCGCCCCAGCCGTCCTGATATGTGCCCTGAAAATGGAAAGCATCCTCCGGGGCGCTGGATACACGTGGCATTAAAGATCCTCCTGTGGACCGGTTAAGTGTTTTTCGGTGTCGCCACCGGTGTTACCCGCGGCGGCGCGGGCGGAACGGACTGAACGGTAAAAATACGGAATCCGGGCGGTGTGTACGACCTGCCGTCCGGTCCGCCAAGCTGCCTGACCGCGTTGTCCAGAACGAACAGTTCGGAGCGGTCGGTTTCGCTGCGCACCGCGCGCCCGCGCATTTGCACAAGTTTCTGCGCGGCATAGTGCAAACGGTATCCCGGAATCTGCGCACAGCGTTCTTTAATTACCCGCTGCGTTTCGTTGGGGAACGGGAATTTAAGGCAGATCTGGACTTCACACTGGGTGTCGGGGAAGTCGAATCCCTCTTCAACACTGGGTGTGACAAGGATAGTTCCCGGACCTGCGGACCGGAATCGGTCCAGACAATCCGGCAGTTCGCTTCCTGCTGTATTCCTAATAAATCTTCCAGCGTGACGCGAATATCGCAGGGCTCGTTCGGAGCGAGCATAACTGACAGTATGGACGATTGTCTTCCGGTCTGCACGGCTGTCGATAATCGCGTCCATCGCTTCGATGACTTTTTTGTAGTCTTCATCGGTAGATTTCCATGTGAGCTTTACGGTGGGCAGGTGGTACACCGGCGCGTTGGACGGCGGAAACACGCTCGGCCACGCGCGGTAATTATACGGTTGGTCCTGCGACATGAGCAGGCGTAAAGTGAATTCGTTGAGCGAGGCGCTCATCATGAGCACACGGGGGATGCCGGAAAACAGTGAGCGCGTGTAACCGTTGAGCCGGACAGGTTCGAAGGTGACGTGCCCGGTGCGCTCGTCCGCCTGCCAGATCCAGTTCGGAGTCATCTTCAGAATGCGTCTGCACCGGTCTGCCAGATCCACGTCGTCTTCGTCCGTGCTGTTACCCAGTGCTTCCAGTTTGTCCTTCGCCCAGACACGCCACAGGTGTGCGTCTTCTTCCGGTCCGGGGTACATTACGCCCGAGGCAGCGAACGCTTTATATTTGCCTGTTTCACCGGCATGCAGCCGCACCGATACGAATTCCGAAAGTTGCTGACCGGCATTGTGTGCTTCGTCGCAGATCAGCAGGCCGATAGGATCGTACTTTTCCAGCGCTTCGCTGTTGTGTTTGCGCGCGTGCAGCCAGTACGCGTAGTTGGTGACCGCCAGCGGTGCGAGGTTGGCAGCTTCCACGGCGCGTGTATATGGACAGCCATCCGTTTTGCTGCGGCTGCATTCGGCGTCGTACCCGGCTTCGCAGTTGCCGTATGCACTGCAACGGTAGTTTGCACGTCCCCGAATGTCCGCGACCAGCCCGCCGAAGTCGCCGAGGATCTGCTGTTGCAACGCCTTCGTGGCGACAACGTATACCGCGCGAACGCCAAGCAGTCTGGCCAGCGCTACGGCGATCAGCGTTTTGCCAGCGCCGGTTGCCAGGCACGCGGCGTTTGTAGACTCTACACATTCGTTAAGGAGCCAGTCCAGCGCCTGCCGCTGGGGTTGCCGGAACGATGTGAACTTAGCCGGGAGGCCAAGGGACTGCGGGTCGCTGGCGACCCCCAACGGGTTTTCGGCGTGCTGTGTCATCTCAGCAATACAATACTTATCAGATTGGTTATCGGTTGTCAACGGATTTCGTCATCGTCCGACATCCGCAGGAACGCTTCCGACTGCGCCGTCAGCTTCCACAACCCGCTGCCGTTCGGCCGGTCGGTATCGGTGAGCCCGTGCATGCGCAGGTCTTCGAGCGTTCTTGCCGCCGCGCCGTTACCGATGCGCAGCGCGGCGGCTACGGTAACCAGCGCCTGCGCGCCGGTCTGCAACACGCGCACCGCTTTGGCGCGTACCGCCGGCAGGCTGTCGATGGCGCACTGGCACAGTACCCTGCGTATCTCGCTCGGTTCGCATCCGATATGCTCCATCCCCCGCTGCAGATGCGCAAATGTATTGGCCAGCCGCGGTCCCAGCGCGCTGCGGCTGACACCTACGATTTCCCCGGTGCCGCGTTTGTCCCGCATAACGGCGGACCTGCCCCTGGCCGTAAACATTGCCAGCATTCCGATAAACCGCTTTTCCGGTGCGCTCAGTTCCCTGGGCGGTTTCGGCGCGTTCCAGTCCAGATCGGCATCGCGAAACCAGGTTTCGAACAATCCGCGCAGCATATCCGTTTTGTCCGTTCCGTCGGGACTGCTTAGTGCGCTGGCAATCTCGTGGTAACCGTCGCTTTCCGGGTACCGGTACATTATGCACCGCTCCCCCATTTCCGCATTGGCCTGCGCGTGATCGGGGTGATCGATCGCGTCGGTACACGCCGCCAGAAACCCGATACGTCCGTGAAAACTGATGGTGCGTCCGCCGTCGGTGCCGGTGTCGCGCTGATAATGCTGATCGTGCAGCATGCCTATCGCGCCCATCAGCGCGCGCGTTTCGCGCGGGTCGCAGGCAAGCACGGTACGGGCGAAGTCGAGCATGACAAGCGCGCCGCGGTATTTGCCTCCGGCGTCCCTGACGGCCAGTCCTTTGAGCAGTCCGCCGGTGGCGTCGGCAGCGGTGTCGCGTTTCGACGACGCCGACAGCAGCGCAGCCTTGCCGGACAGGTCGCCGCATTCGCGCACACCGGGCAGTCCGAGCAGTGGGCGCAGCAGTTCGGTTTTGCCGCTTTCCGGCGGGCCGATCAGCATCAGCCACACCGGGTAGCCGCGCAGCGTGTTGGCCGCCAGCGCTCCGCAGACCGCATACAGCGGACCGGGGTCGGGAAAATACAGCAGCGACTGCACGGCTGCGGCCAGCCGGTGAATCGGCGTGCGCGGCGATGCCAGCGGCGAACGCGTGGATGAAACCAGGAAGGGACGCAGGCGCGGCGGTTCGCGCGGGTCGCCGGAGACGGAAGCGGCACTGGCAGCAGGCAATATCGGCACACGGATTCCCGGCAGCAAAATAACAGCAATTAACAGTATTTACCGAACGGGTCTTACATTATCACCGAAAGGGATGGGAATGCAACAGCCATGAAAATGCGGCGGTGTCCTTATATCCACACGTCCGAGCCGTATCGCGCATGTGCTCAATCAGCCTGACCTTGTTCGGCGAACTTAGGCTTTGTTCCCATGCACCTGATTGCTACACGGAAACATCGTGGAGAATCCTGGGGCCATAGCTTCACGCTGATCACCGCGGTGAGGCCCTCACGCACGTCATCGCCGCTGAGGTTCAGTTGCGAGGTTGGATCGCGCCCAGCGATGATCTTTGAGGAACTGCGCCTGAATCGATCCGTCTCAGTATTGCGACTTTTCATTGTTGTTCCTATTGTTGTTCCTTCCTGTTCCTTCCATCCCTCCCGCTCTCCTCAGCCTGATCTATTGCCGGAGTTGAGTTCGTTAGCGCCTTCAACAATGGATACTTGTCGCTCCATCGGAATGTGCAGTTCTGATGCTGACGACACAGCCCATTAGCGATGGGACGGCGCTTGCATGGACGTTGTTCGTAATATCTCTCGAAGCCGCTTCGTCCTCGACCGCTGTAACGCAACTGCTCGCGCACGTAAACGATAGCATCGCAGGATTCGTCCGGAGTTGTGGGCTCTCCCGTCATTGCGGACGTTCAATCCTCACGCGGATACCGGGAATCTTGGCAAGATTGCGTTCGGCAGCGTTGACAGCAAGCAGGTCATATAGGTAGAACACCTGGTCTCGCGTCCGGTCTCCGAATAATGCACACCCCGAATCGCAACCGAGCACCGCGCCGTCACTGTCGAAAGAGTAGCCTACAGCTTTCATGATGTCCTGATCCTTCTCGATGTCCACTCCGCCGTCGTACTCGACAAAAATCCGATACGATGTTTCCACTAGCTAGAACCTCCTTCCATCCCTTCCCTCCGTAGGCGATGAGCGCGAGAGGGCTGTCATCCGCGACCTGAGGAACGCAATAGTCTCCTGCCCAGCCTTTTTAATTACGCTTTGCCGCTTTGCCGCTTTGCCGCTTTCTTCGCAGGCTTCGCTGTTGTGTGCCGCGCCTGCGCTTCCTCCACCAGCACGGCAATCCGGTTCCAGTGCGCGATAACATCCTTGCCGGCTGCGTCGCCGCGCGTCCACGCGGTCTTCAGCACGGCGCAGAACGACCGCATGATATCCGGGTAAGCGGCTGAACACAGCGAGTCCAGCAGGCAGATAAGATCGGCAACGGTACGGGTGACCGCATGCGGACCTTTGCCGGTGTCGCGGTCGCGGGTGGCCTTAAGTTCACGGGCAGCTTCGGCGATCTGCGCGCGGGTGGGCACAACGGGCCGGTCAGGCGCTTCGGCCTCCGCGCGTCCGGTTTTTTCCTTTGCGCGTTCAGCCTTTTTCGTTGCGCGTTCAGCCTTTTCCTTTTCCCGCCGCGCCGCGCTTTCCCGGCGCAGCTGCGCCATCCACTCTTTCCGTTGCGCCGGGGTACGCTCCGCGGCAGGTACCGCCTGGGTAGTTTTGCCTGTCCCGGCCGGCTTACCGGATACTGTTTGCCGCGCATTAGCGCCCGCTGGCGTGTTCGCGCCAGGCTTCCCCGTGGTTTGGTCCGGGGACGGCTGCGCAACCGCTTCCCGCTCGGCTTTCTGCACAGCCAGTTCGACTACCGCGTCCGCCTGCGCCGGTTCGACGTGGGTGAGCGTGTAGAATGCGGCATCCGCGCCCATCCTGCCGTCCGCAACCAGTGCCAGCAGACTGTCGTACACGTCCTGCGCCATACCCTCCGGTTTGTGCAGCAGTTTGTCGCACTGGCTGACGGTTGCTCTGGACACCCCGCAGTACTGCGCGACCTCGCGGGTGCCGGTCCAGCCGTGGCGCTCGCGCACCGCCCGGAACAAATGCGCCATCTGGACGGCGGTGTAACCCTGCCGGTCTAAGTTGGCGCGAACCGCCAGCCGCAGCGGGTCGCCGCCGGTTGCTCCGTCCACCACGCACTCCAGCGGAAACGGCGTGCCGTCGCCTTCGATCGTCAGCGCGGCAGTCAGCCTGCGCCGCCCGTCGAGCACCCGATGCTGCGGGTCTACGATCAGCGGGACAAGCTGACCTTCGCTCAGCAGCGAACGCTTAAGCGCTTCGAGCCGGCGGGCTTCGTTTGCGGCCGGCGGGCCGGGCCTTGCTTCCGCTGTTTCCGGCAGCAGGCCGATTTCGGACGGCGCGAGCATTATTGTCGCTCTTGGCGCGGGCAGCGGCGGGTATGTTTCCCCGCCTAGTACGTATTCGACTCTGGGCATCGGGGGTTTCTCCTGGCAGTTCGGACGGCGTTGTTCCCGCCGGTTTGTGCAATGCCGCCACCTGCGCAAGGTCCCAGCCGAGGTAGGCGGCCAGCCGTTCGGCAAACCGCATCGACGGCCGGGCCGCGCCGTGCAGCACCCGCGACAGGTAATCGGGCACTACCTGCAGCGATTCGGCCATGGCGGCGATGTTGTAGGGACGCCACGGTCCCTTGGGGGGTTGTCCGGTGCGCGACGGCGCGCGGCGCGGCACCAGCGGGGATACCGGAGGGAGCGCGGCGGCGGAATGTACGCGTTTGCTCATACACGTTCGGTCCCCGGCGGCGCGTGCGAACCATTGCTGCCTCTGCCCTGCTGTGCTTCCGGGAGCAACGGCCCGCATGACAACGCCTGCCGGGTACGCTACGAATCATTACATAACCGTACCGGTAAGTCAAGAATGAAAAATGGTAAACCGCACTGGTGCGCCGGGCTGGCACCGCCACGCGCCGCCGGTACGCGCACAAGGACCATGACCTACGGGAGAGAAATATAAATTTTATCCAAATGTCGCAACCCTAAGAAGAAGAATGCGCGCGCGCGGGCGCGCCGGGCGCGGTAAGAGAATCTGTATAGCTTTCCTTTTTCTTATCTTAGGGATGCGACATATGGATAAATAATTTTTTTCTCTCCCGCTTGTTTTGTTGTATCCTGTTGTTATGAAAGCACCTTATCGAAGCGTGAAGAAAAGATCGGACCTGTTTTACGTCGGTCAGCGCCTGGGTAAGGACAGCATGCTGCAGGTCAGCGGGTCGGTCGATCCGCTGTCATGGCGTCAGGTAATCTGCCTGTGCGACTGCGGAAACACCGTTGTGCTGCCCTATCAGCACGCTTACGCGGGAAGGTTTTCCTGCGGCTGCAGACGCCGCATACGGCAGGATTGTGCCGATCATGCCGGGTTACGGGTGCACAACGGCGCCGGAAATAACGGCGAAGGACGCACGCTGACGGTATTGTGCCGCGATGAAAAAACCCAGTTGTGGATTTACCTGTGCGAGTGCTGCGCCGCAACTTTCGATGTGCCGCGCGGAATGGAGCGCGGTGTGCGCGGCAGCCTGCGCGGCATCGCCGGCGAAACCTGCCCTAACTGGATTCCGTTTTACCCGAACGGCGGATGCGGTCTGAGCGATGCATACTGGGAACGTTACGGGCGGCCCGTGGAAGCCGATTACGGACTGGCCATGCACAACCCGCCGGGGCATAACAGCGCCGATAAAGACTATACCTGGGCGGCGCCGTTTTACAAACCGGAACGGGTGAAGCGCGGCAGTGGCGGCGAAGTGCTCGGGGTATACGGGCTGCCGACCGAGGGGACGCCGCCGGGGCCGCGGCCAACCAGCGTATGGGCGCACCCGGAACTGCCGGATCTGCCTGCAGCAGTCTTTGCAACGCCGGTACCCGAAGATATGGACGGAATGGCTGCAGTGCTGGCGGAAATAGACTGGATCGCGCCGCCCGTGCCGGAGCGAAGCGGACGGATGTAGTCTCTACAAACGCAAACGGCGGGTGAGGGGTTGGCCTTTCCACCGCATCGCCCGGATCACTCGAACCCGATCCAGTCGCCAGCGTTCGCTTCCAGCCCCGTGCGTGTGTACACTTCCGTTGTGCGTACGCTGGCGTGTCCGAGCGTTGCCTGTATCGTTTCGAGCGGGCAGCCTGCGTTGCGGGCAAGCCGTGCATGAGTGCGGCGCAGGTCGTGCGGCTGCAGGTCCGGTATACCGATGGCCGCGCCGTAACGCCGCACGATGTCGCGTACTGCGGCGGGAGACAGCGATCCGTTGATAGTGCCGGTGGAAGTGATACTGCGGAGGATATAGTCAGGCATCGGGCTTCGCTGTCCATACCGCATACTGATCTTTAGTAAGCTGTACATTAGCAACCATATAGCGGGAGTCCTTTACGTCTGCGGTGTACGAGCAGTGCGAGCAGCCCGAGCAGCGCGAGCAGCGCGAGCAGACCGAGCAGTCCGAGCAGCGCGAGCAGTCCGAGCAGAGCGAGCAGTCCGAGCAGCCCGAGCAGTCCGAGCAGAGCGAGCAGCCCGAGCAGTCCGAGCAGTCCGAGCAGCCCGAGCAGTGCGAGCAGCCCGAGCAGTGCGAGCAGAGCAAGCAGTCCGAGCAGCCCAAGCAGCCCGAGCAGTCCGAGCAGTCCGAGCAGGATAGATCTGCTTTAACCGCTACTTCCCGTTTTGTTGCCGCTGTCATAATTTCGTCGATTGTCATTGGTTTATGTCCTTAATTTCATTCATCCATTCGGTTAGTATTTCCGCCGTCCAGACGGGCACTGCGATTGTGCGCGTGCGGCCCGGGCCGCGCCGTGCAGCACCTCGCCGATAGCGTCTTCACGCGCCTGCGCGTAATCGTATGACGGGCCGGACCGGATCGCCGTTTCGCGAACCTGCAGAATGCGTTCGAACAATTCCACAAGTAAAACAACATCGCGTCGCGTCAACATCGCGCTGTCTCCTTTATCCGTTGATTTCGTAATGTATGCTGATCGACGTAGTTAGCAGACACAGCACCAGTGCGGTTGTGCCATCCGGCGGATAGGATGACAGGATCATGTTGCCTTTGTGCTCTCCGCACACCGAAACACACCAGGTACCTGCAAAAAACGATGCAGTGCCTTTAATATCATGCGATGTGACACCGGTGTGCTTGTCCGCGTGTGGCGTAGCGATCTCGAACGGTTCTGCCAGTTCCGGTATCTCGTGGTGCCTGAACCATAAATACAAACTGCGGATCGCACCGCGTTTTACATTAGGTTCGAGCATTACCTCCATACGTCCCCAGCGTTCGTGCTTCAACTGCGGAATGGGTATACGGTAGTCCCATCCGTACTTTTGGTCCTGATATTGTGCCGCATCGCGGAACACCACAGGCTTATCGGCTTTCTTTGTCATCTTTCAAGCTCCTTCATCCATTCGGTTAGTATTTCCGCCGTCCAGACGGGCACTGCGATTGTGCGCGTGCGGCCGCCCTTGCCGGTCAGATTGGCTATCAGCATACGGCCGCTGCGGGTGACAATGTGATCGGTGGTAAGCGCGCAAGCCTCGCTCCTGCGCAGGCCGCAACCCACCAGCAACGCCAGCACCGCGCGGTCGCGTTTGCCCTGTAAAGTGCTGCCATCCGGCGCCGTCAGCAGCGCGTAAGCCTGCTCCGCATTGAGCCAGCAACCCGTTTTTGTGCCGCGCACGGGCCTGGCGCGGATACGCTCTATTTGTGCTGCGGTTGTTTGTGCGATCCACCCGAGGTCGGCGGCTTCGCCTGCCAGCCGTTTGAGCGCCGCCAGCGCCTGGTTCAGCGTTGCAGCGCCTTTACCCTGCGCGGCGAGCGACCGTAAATGCCGTTGCACGGTTTCGCGGTCGAGCGTTGCATTGCCGGCGCGCATGTAACCGGCGATCTGTGCCTTGTAACTGCGCTGCGTGGACGGCGACAGGCCGGTCAGCGCTGCGGCGATACAGCGGGCCGGAAGATCGGTGGCCGCAGGCGTGGCGGTCACGGTTGTCACGGCATTCGCAGTCGCGGTTGTCATTGGCTTTTCTGCGGTAACCGCGCCTTCCAGAAACCGTTGCATACGTCTGTACTGCAACCCATGAGCGCTACGGTTACATCCTGTCCGTCTTCCGTTTCGGCTTTGAACATGGCCGGTCTGTACGCAATGCTGTCGCTGCCTGCGCGTTTCGGCGTTTCAAAGTACACGGTCACCTCGCGTACGGGTTTGTTCGTACCGGCATCGGTCACCTTTTTGAGCAGTGCGCATACCTCGTACAATTGTTCGACCGCGAAGCTGCAGGCGAACGCGGCATTGCGCGGGTCGGATATTACGCGATCGATGTCCGGGAAGCGGTTGCCGGTTTCGTTCGCTTCCGCGCATTTGACAACAGTGCTGTTAGTACCATCGCTTACGGCAAGCGCGAACCCGTCCGGCGACTGCGTAACGGCGGCGCACGCAAGCACGGGGATAGTGTTTTTGGCGGGTATCGCCCCGGCCAGCATTTTTGCGTCGCCGGCGGGCAGCAGCAGGTGCGGAAATATGTCGGTCGCGGTTGCTTCGCCGTTACCGGGCACCGGGAACGATTCGGCTTTCAGCTCGGGCACGGCTGCAATCCGCGCGAGCTTTATACCATCGGTCGCCGCGGTGTACTCCGGGGCGATCAGTATGTTGGAAAGCCTAAAGCTGTTTTGCTCCGTTGAGCAGAACGCGGCTACCGCGAGGTTGTGTTTATTCAGCATCGGTTCCTTTCCTGTCGCCGAACCATGCACTGGACAGCCTTGTATCCTGACCGCGCCCCCGCTGGTGATCGGTCCAGTAGCTTACGCCGTTAACGGCGCCCCACAGCGTATCGCGTGCGGTTACAAGATCGCTGCCCGGTGAGCTTAAGATTGCTTCGAGCTGCCGTACCCATGCTGCCATAACCTAACAGGCAAGTCAAGTATATAATGATGTCAATAGCGAAAGTATTTGTACAAGCGGCGAAACGGTAAGGCAGGTAAACCGACAGCTGGCACAACAGGCAGCCAGGCACATTGCAGCCAAGCACAACGGGAGCAGGATGTTCAGCGAAACGACGGGCGAAGCCCGGCGTAAGCTGCACAGACTGCGACCTATAGCAGCAACCGTGTAAGCGCACCGCAGGCCGCAGGCGACAGCAGACCTTGCAACATGCAACATCGCTTGCAACCCGTATGCGCATCGTGCTACGAATTAACAGGTTCGTGCTACGGCAGTGAGCCTGTTGACCCGTTGCGTATCGACGGTAAGGCAGCGGCGCAGGCGGCAATAAAGGGCACTTATTTGCGCACATCAGGTGGGAAAGGGTATGCGCGGCAGCCGGCAGGGACGCAAGCCGTGCGCACACATACACGCATACGTTCCACGTGGAACGTAGCACGAATGCCTGTGCAACTGTAATACAGCTTACACAATTGTACTCACGCTAATGTACGTTATCGGCAGCAGCACGGGTGTGGCGCCCGGCAGGTGTGCGGTTAATAGTGAAGGGGGTGTGGCGTGCAGATTGCGGCTTGACTCCGTCCCCGCATTCCTGCAATGATTTTCAAAATAATAAGCGATTTTTTAGGTAGGTTATTTTTCAATCGCTTCATGGCGGCAACGGCGCCGCAGCAACGCGCGCTGAGACCGCGAAAGCGGGATCGAGCGCAATAGTACACGTTACAGCAACGCGATGATTTGTTTGCCGATGTACTCGCTGTAAGCGGGCGGGATAGCTTCGCGGGTCTCATGCCTGCCCATCCACGGCACGCCCATTTCATCGCGCCATAGTTTCTCCGGGTCCTGTCTGCCGAACTCGCGGTAGATGCGCTCGCGGCTTTCCGCCCGGTGCGGGTTGAGCACACGCACACTGCGATTGCACTGTATGCCATCCGGCGGCAGCAGCGGCACCGCGCTTTCGAACAGCCTGTGGCGGTGCACCCGCATGCCGAACGCGGTGCCGCACAGCACCAGCGGGTTGCGCAGTGGGGCTCCGGGTACGTTCTCGATCACCCATATTGCGCCGCTGGCTTCCAGCCGTTCGCGCACCGGATCGATCAGCCTCGGCTTTGGCGTTGCCAGATGCCGCATGGCGATGCTGTAACTCTGGCACGGCGGGCTCGCCCACACAAAATCGGGAGCAACACTGTCAATCGTGAAGGTCATCGCGTCGTCCTGTATAAACACTTCCCCGCAGTAGCGCGGTTGCGACTTAATATCCACGCCGACAACGAAGAAACCCGCGCGCTGCAGGCCTTTGGTCGCTCCGCCTGCCCCGCAGAACAGGTCGAGCGCGACAGGGCGGTCAACGGGGTGCGTGTCCGGTGTGACTATCATATACGCCTGCGCATGCGCAACGCGATCCCGTACGGCTTCCGAGCCGGGCGTGGATCGCTATGGCAGTGTTACGTTCACTCCATCCAGTTGACGCAGCCTGCCGTAATGCATTTTGCATGCATGTGGCCGTTGTATCCCGCGACGCTGTAGCCTAGTGTGCCGCCGCATCCGGCCGGACAGTCCATCTGCCCGGTACCGCCGTGACCGCGACCCAGCCCGGCAGCCTTCGCGTGTTCGTGCGCGGCGTTAATGCACCGCACGGTGAGTTTGGCGCGTTCGTGATGACTACGCTCCTCCGCTTCTGCCTGTTCGCGCGTCGGCGTCTCTCGTTTGTCGCATGTGGTCGTTGCCTCCGGGTCGCCTGTGCACAGCAAATGTGCGTAGCATCCCGGCCCGGTGCCGAACAGATCGCTGTATACAACACCCGCTTTGCAGGATTCGTTGACAAACACCCCGTTGAAGTGCACGCAGGTGCGCATGCGGTCTTCAATGCTCTTCTGAAATCGTATCTCGCTTCTGGTCATGTCAGTATCCTTTGTGTCCGGTCCGCCAGCGTTCTGTAATCCGCATTGGCAATTCTGAACCTCCACGGGTGCCATGCATACCCGGTCGGCATGGAGTAGTTAATCCGTTCGGTCACAATCCCGTGCGCGCGCAGGCGTTTCAGCTCTCTTTTTACATAGGTGTCTATCTGCGCGCCCGCCGCGATGAACTCTTTGTGCCGGGATTTGCCGCCGCTGCGCAGCAGCGCGCACTGCTCCAGCAACCATCCGGTCATATACGGCACCGTGTCGCGCATGACGCGTTCAGCCGCCCGCCAGTCCGGCGGTCTGCCGTCGCCGTACAACATTGCAATCCCCCGCGCAATCGCCGCGAGGTTACCGGTGAGCGCTTCCCAGTCGGTCTGTATCGGGCAGAGCTTCTGCAGTAGTTCGCACCAGTAAAGAAACGACGGCGGATGCAGTGGTGCCGCGATGCCATGCACAAGCGTGACATTACCCTGCTGTTCGCCGTGGCAATGCAGGGGTGCGAGCGCCGCTGCTGTGGCAGCGGAGAATGCCGACCGCCGCAGATCGATGTCTAATACGCGCCGGGTCAAACGCGCAAGCTCCGTTGCGTCCGCGTCCCGGTTCAGCAGGCATGCCTGACTGCTTTTCGGATGCGTCATGCGCAACCGTACGCACATCGCCAGCAGGATTGCGTAGCTGTGTGTGGCCATCAGCAGACCGGCGCCCCGGCCGCTGGCCGGCAGCCTGCGCCATTCGGCATCTACCCAGACGCCCGGCGCATCGGTGCGCCGCATGCCGATCCAGGCCTGCAGCATTGTCTCCGCGGCCTGCGACCGCGACACTCTGGGAACCGCCAGCGAACGCACCGTAAGCCCTTCGCAGCCGCCACCCAGGCTGAACCACGCGCCCGCGGTATCCCGGTTGGGATAGTCGGTTTCGAGTATCACCCACGGCCGCTTCATACCGGTGCAGCCGGCAGGCAGGCACGCGGACAATAACACATCCACCGCCTGCGTGTCGGTCACGCCCCACCGGGCGGACAGATGCGCGTGCAGGTCGGCGATACGCTGCGGGAAAGGGTTCACAAAATGCCCGTGTATTGTCGTAAAGCCATGTCGATGTACCGCGCGTCTTCACCCGTGAAGCGCAGGCAGTCTTCCTGTGAGGCCAGCCACACATGAGTGTGCTCGCCGGGGCCTGCGCAGTAAAGCCACTGCACGACAGCGGACAGGTTCAGGTAGTGCATGAACGGCCCGACTTCCCAGTGAAACCAGTTTACCGGCACGGCTGGAGGCACTACGTGCATGGCGGTTGTGTTGGCTGTCTTACGGCTCACTGGTGCTTTATTTGGATTTTTCATTTTCCACTTGCGAAGTCTAGTATACCCGTGGCATGATGGCAATGCAACAGGCGTATGCAACAGCAATGTGGCTTAATGACGCAACGGAGGTACACTGTCGCCATGGCTCGTTTACCTTCGAACCTGACCTACAACGATATGACCGGCGCGGAGTGGACGGAAGTCGCCGTGGACTGGTTTCGCCGCCTGTTGCAGCAGCAGCCCTGGGCGCAGCCGCACATCACGCTTCCTAACGCTAAAATGACGCTGGACTGCCATGTCGCTATCGACATGTGGCCCGGCGGTACGGTGCCTGTAGCCAGTCCGCCCGAGCGTCTGGATATCGCCGGGGCGGTCACGGTGGAAAATGTGGTTGGCGCAACCGGCGCAACCGGCGCATTGGAGCACAGCGAAACCGACCTGCATGCCGTGGTCAGCGCCGCCCCGCAGCCCGGCGGGTCGCCCCCGGATATGATCCGTGAAGCGCACGGTTTGCCGATCCCCGTGCCCGGTTACGGCCCCCGCGACACCGGCAGCCATTTGTTCCTGCATGATGTCATGGTTGAAACCGAGCGCCGCGGAACGCCTGCGGAAGGCTATACATTTGCCGCCGAACCCGTGCCGCCTCCGGTGAATGTTACCGGTCAGGAGATCCCGGTGGAACGCGGCGCGATCACGCTGCGCGCCGACGGCGAACCATTGCGGCATGAAAGCGGCATGCAGGTTACCGCCGGCAAGCACATCGCATCGGTGAAGACCTTCGGCGACGAGCGCGGCGCCGCCTACGGCAGCGTTAATGGCGTATACGACGCAGGGCCGGCCGGGCTGATGAGCGGACGCGGAGGCGGCGGGCTGTACAGCGACGGGCGGTCGCGGTTGTCGTTCGGCAATAACAACAAAGGGTAGCAAAGGAGATCGACGATGAATACAACAGCGGACCCGCACGGGGTTGTAACCGGCAGCGGCGGTATGCAGCAGACCGGCGTTGACGAACAGGGATCGCGCATTGTTCGCTCGCTTGCCCCGCCCATCGCATTGGAACCCGGCAGTATCGTAACCGTGCGCATGGCCGCGCACGTGCGTTCGCCGGGTATGTCCGAATACTTCTCCCCCGCCGTGGTGCTCGCTCAGTACGATGACGACTGGGGCAGCATCGACGCGCTGGTGTGGGATTCGAGCGCCGGTACGCATTTCGCCAATGGTTACCATACCCGCGAACTGGCTGCCGATATGCAGAACGGCCGTCCGACCGGCGGAATGGTTGAAACGCGGAGCAACATAGGCAGAGTGCTGTTCAGTCCGGATGTGTTCGCTTCCATGCAGCAGACGCTCGAAGAACTGCATCTGGATTTTATTTCGCTGAAACGGCTGGTGCAGGATTTGCAGGGAAAACCTGCGGTGCAACCGGTGCAGCCGATAACGGTGCAACCGGCTAAACCGAAGTAGCTCTGTTGCAATGCCGCTATGCCGCTTTTGTCCATTATCGCCGATGTAACTGGTCTTACCGGCGAGATCCGCGAGTCCAACGTACTGCTGCGCCGTATCGCCGAAGCTCTGGAACGAGTGAGCCCGCCGTTGCCCTCCCGCGACCTGCCCGGCCACCCTCCCGCAGACCCCGATGCCCCGCCCCCCGCTCACTCGTTCGCCGAATCGCCGCTCGAATACGAATCGCGCACGTCGCGCGAAGCAGCGCTTGCGCAATCGCTCGGTTTCGCCGGCTGGTCCCCGGACTTTCAGAAGCTGTTGTGGGAGGAGCGCGAGCGCCTTATGCAGCCGTCGAGGTACCGAAATGAAGAAGGCGAATGGGTCGAAACCCCCGAGCGCACCGAAAGCGAAGCGGAAGCGTGCCTCCGGGAAGCGGTCGGGATCGCTAAAAGCGCGTACAACACGCGGTAGCAAAGCGGAAGCGATCGAAATCGCTCCCGTAACGCAGAACCCGCCCCCGGCGCGTCCGGTGCTGCCCGCGCCGCTGACCACCGATCACCGTGTAACGCCGCATGAGCCGCTTTCACTGCCTTTGCCTCCGACCCCCATGTCGGCGGCCTTCCGGTTTGTGGAACCGGTATGGCGCAACTACATCATGTATGTGGATATGGAATCCCGCGAGGGCAACGCAGATGCCGCCCGTTACCTTCATTGCTGGCAGTCGCTTACCCCCGAGGAACAGCGCCTGCACATGCCCGAGCAGCTGTGCGAGCTTGCTTCCGTGCATTCCTGGGACGTGGTCGGCTGGGTATCCCGGCAGATGTTCGCGGAAGGCAACGCGCAGGCGGCGATGTGTATGAGCGTCAACCGGTCGCGGGTGTTGCAGAAGGTCGCCGAGTACGCCGCCGCCGACGCAGCCAACTACAAAGATCGGGAGCTGTTCGCGAAGACCGCCGGGCTGATGCCGGTTGCGTCCCGCGGCGGCGGCGGTAGTGTACCGGTGACCATCTTCAACGCGCCGATGGCTACCAGCAACGCGGTCGCGGGGGTCAGGAGCGAATCCGGCCCGGTGCATGCAAGCGGACTGCGCGATATGGACAGCGAGATCGTGGAACTGTCCCGTGTGATGCAGCAGGGCGGCACCGCGTGCCGGGCAGAACGCGAACCGGCGGAACCGGACGACGATGAGGACGAGGACAAAACCGATGACGACTACGAAGAAGACACCTGACCCGGTCCGCGAGCACCGCGACTTGCTGGACATATACTGGTCGCTGGTGCGCGACGCCGCAGCGGACTACCCGGAGCGCTACACGGACACGCAGGTGGCCATGATCCATACCGCGGCGGACCTGCAGCCGGCGGTGCGGGATGCATGGATGGCTGTGCCGGAGACGCAACGTTCACCGCATCCGTTCATGCCGGGGTAAATGTACAACCATGTGCGCTTATGTAAAAACCGGATGTCCTCCCGGACGAAAACAAACCTGCTGGTGCGGTTCCTGCCTTAAATGCAGACATCGAATGTATATGACGAACTGGCGGCTGCGCGGTCAGGAGAAGTTAAACCGGCGTGACGCGGATAAAGAGGACGGCGAAGCGGTGCGTGTGTTGTATTTTCTTGCTTCCAAATCGACGATGTAAAGCGGAACAACGGTATGCTGTTGTTGTGTACAGCCGTCGTATCGTCGCGCGCAATCTGGACCGGTACCTTGCTTCCCTGAAACCGGATGCGCTCCCGACGGCGCAAAAGCACCTCGCCCCGGTCAGCCGTATCGAATTCGCCCGCGCCGTCGCTCACTTCGACACGCTGGTCGAACGCGACAACGACACCGGACGGCTGATCCCGGTGCGCAACGTCACCCCGGACGGCAGGCAGGTGTTCGACTCGCAGGGCCGGGTGCTGCTGCAATGGCAGGACACGCTGACACCGGAGGAAGCGCAATGGCTCAAATATCAGCGTATCCTGTGCGCGCTGGACTTCTGGTACTGGGTGGAGCGTGCAGTATGGATCAAAGACACAGACAACGAAACGGTGCGGATGACCCTGTGGCGGTCGCAGGAGATCTTTCTGGAGATCGTCGCGGACATGGAGGATCAGGAGATCGCGATCTTCCTGATTATCCTGAAGGCAAGGCAGCTCGGGATCTCACGGATTATCACGTTGATCCTCTTACACAGGGTCGTTTTCGACTCGAATATCAACGCCTATTTGGCCAGTTCGACGGACAAAAAAACGCTGAAGCTGTTCAAGCTGATTTCCTTCGTGCTTGTCAGAATGCCGTTCTGGATGCAGCCCGGAAGTTCGCAGCCGGGCAAACTAGGCAAGGTAGACCAGGCCGGTAAACTATTGGAGTTTTTCAATGGCTCAGCTATCACGATGGAACACGGTCAGCAGACCACCGGCATGGCCAGAGGCGATAGTCCTAACGTTGCTCACCTCAGCGAACTCGCCGAATTCGATGATATGGACTCACTCGTGGATTCAGCACTGCTGCGCGGCATGCACCCTTCGCCACGAAGTTTTCTGGCTCTCGAAGGCACCGCTGCCGGTATTCACAACTCCTGGCATGACCACTGGGAAGCCGCCAAGGAGCAGTGGCCGCAGCGCCGCGGCCGCCTCCGCCCGTTGTTCCTCCCCTGGTTCGTAGGCGGGCTCTACCCCAAACCCGTAGACCTGCTGTCACGTCCGGTGCCCGCCGATTACTCCACATCCATGGCCCCATGGGCGCTGACCCATGCGCGTATGGCCGAAGAGTCCGTACGGCAGTCCGACTACCTGTCCAAAGCCCTCGGCTCCAACTGGTTCATGCCGCTGGAGCAGATCTGGTACTACGAATGCGAACGCGCCGACGCGATCCGTAAGAACACGCTGAACAAGTTCCTGTCCGAAATGCCCGCGACCGACGATGAAGCATTCAACAGTACGAATGTGACTGTCTTTGACGTTGACACAATCAACTTTTACACCGCCAATGTGCGCACGCAGCCCGTATGGGGTGTGTTCGGCATTCGCGGACCGTCCGAATTCGTCCCTCCGCGCATCCAGCCGCATGACATCCTTGTAGACTCTACAAAGCCGCCCATCGATATTCTGGCCGATGCCGGCGGCGGGGTGAAAATACCGTTTCAGCTGGTGCCGCTGCAGTTTCGCGGATGGGATTACGAAGGCGACAGCAAAAAGGGTTCGGTGGACAAGATTTACGTATTCCAACCGCCCATGGACGGTTTCGAATACTACTTCGGGGTAGACACCGGCGACGGCATCGACAAGGACCGGACGGTTATCGAAGGCTTGCGCAAATACTCGCTGGAAGGTCCCACCGCGCAGGTGCTCGAATTCGCCAGCGGGCACATGGGCGCCCTCGATGTGTGGCCGCTGCTGCTGGCGCTCGGTACATGGTACAGCGTTCCCGACCGCCGCGGCAACCGCCGTCAGCCCTGTATGGCTATCGAATGCCGCGGCAAGGGTGATATGCCGCAGCACGTGCTGCGCCTGATGAACTGGCATAATTTCCATTTGTGGAACGACAACCGGATCGATCACAAACAACTGGACCTGTCGCGCGCGCAGAAGTTGGGGGTGTTCACTAATTTCTACTTTCGCGCGGCCATGATCGATCACATCGTCACTTCGCTGCGCAACGGCGAAATAGAAATCCATTCGCCGTTCTTCGTGAAGGAAATGCGGTCGCTCGAAGGCGACGAATACGAACAGCAGCTGCGCGCCGGTCACGGCGGACACGACGACCGGATTATGGCGCTGGGGTTTGCCTTAACGTCGTTCAGCAAGTTCGACGCGGAATACTGGCGGGCGACCAAGGTAATGGCTTACTCGGGGCGCAACCCGGCGATGGCCGCATACGGTACGACCGGACTGCTGCCCGGAACCGAGGGAAGCGCATTGCAGGTTCAGCGCGGCGGACAGCGGCAGTACGCGTCCTGGGTTTACGGGGCGCAGTGCGATACGTCGGGGCTGTAGCGGGTGCGCTTTCGCAACGCCTGCGCTTTCGCAATGCTTGCTATTCCCGATCTGACCGGTATATAATCGTCCACGAAATTCAGTCAGTGAAGCCAAAGGAGGCTTTAACCCGTTATGCCTATCGATCTTACCGCTCCGCCCGCAGTGCTAAATCCTAACTCGGGCGAGATAGCGCTCAATATGAAACTGATGATCGAGGAAGCGCTTGACGACCGCAGGCGCCGCAACAACAACGCCGCGACGTTCGACAAGGCTATCGACGCCATAACCGTAGCCGGTCGCGAGGACGCGCAGGTGCTGAAATACCTCGCTACCACCGGGCTGTTGCAGCTCGGACAGACCGGCGCAACCGAGAATCAGGCTGCCGCCGGGCCGCAGTACACCGCTGCCGGAGCCGAGGACACAGCTAATGCCGGTGTGTCCGTTTCCGCACAGGCGGTCGCCACTTCACTGGGCAACCTGGCCAGCGCGCTGGTGCCGATCATTACAGCGGCGGGCGGTATCGTTACCGCGCAGACTCTCGCGGCGCTGCTGCCGGTTGTGGTCACCGCTGTCGGCGGTGCTTCGACCCCTTCGCAGACGCAGGCCAAACCTTCAAGCTAACTGGCGCTGCGTGGTGCGGATACAATTTTCAATGGAGTGAGGTGCACATGTTGTCGTTTCTTTCCGCTTTGAAGCATATTGGAGAAGATATCGAAGCAGGCATTACGGTGGCCGCTCCGATTATCGGCATCTTCGTTCCGGCTGCCGGTCCGATCCTTACCGATATCGCCGAAATCATCGTCGAACTGGAAGGCATCGGGGCCAACCCGGCGAACACCAACCTGAGCCCGGTCACGCAGGCGGTGGCAACTGTAAGCGCGGTAAAACAGCATACCGCGTCCAAAGCCACGGCCACTGTGTCCGGTTAGATACCCATAACGGGTCCGTTCCGTCCGGCGCACAGCTCCTCCCACCGCAACACCGTGCGCCGGCCGGGATACGGTAAGAAGGATCTCCACGTAATGGCCTGGCGCGCTTTGCAGTCAACCCATCTGAACGGCGGAGATTACGACCCGGATACGCAGACGCTGATGCTCCAGTTCGTTAACGGCGCGGTGTACCGGTATACCGGAGTACCGCAGCACAAAGCGGATACGCTTTTCCAGTCTTCTTCTCCGGGCGGGTACTTTCACGACCACATCCGGGGGCAGTACACTGAAGTGAAGATCGGCGAAGGGAGCACACGCACCGGACGCCGCAGCACACGAAAGTATTAAAGTATTATCGCGTTATGCCCATGATTTCCTACCGCTGCCCGGACTGCGGATCGGACGACGAATGCTTTAAGCATGTTGCCGCCGACGCACCTGACACCATGCCCTGTCGCGGTGTGCGGATCGCCGAGGCGCAAACGGAGCGTATCGAACGCCGTGTTCCACAGCCGGACGGAACGGAGCTGATCGAATATGAAGAGGTCTGCCTCGCCCCGGTTATGGAAGTGTGTGGCGGTACTGCGCGTAAACGAGAGTCTTTTCCCGGCGAGTTGTGGAATCGACCTGCTCGCGGTTTCGAACCCCTAGTTGTCTTTGAAGCGGCGAACCCGGAAAGCCTACCGCCAGGACGCAGCAAATACTACATCCCCGGCCGCAACTACGAGCCGACTGAGCCCGGCTACCGCCGCATCGAACTTACTTCGATGGCCGAGTACAACCGGTGGGTGAAGGCTGCCAACACTTACGAAACCGACCGGATGAAGGACCACCGCAGCATGCATGAGTACTACTGGAATGCGCGGCGCACCGCCATGCGCGACCATGTGAACGCGCGCATCCGGCACAATTCGGTGCTGCAGTCGATTGCGCGGCTGGTGCGCGCCCGCAGCGACGCCAAAACGCTGAAGCGTTACGGCAAACCGCTCGACGCGCATTTTCACGCGCAGCTGTTGGAATTCACCCAGGGCAACATGCAGGATTACTGCGATAAGGACACCGGATGGAAAGCGACAAGAGCGCGATGAGTTTCAGGACGGATGAAAATTACAACCCCTGCGCGTTTACAACCGATATCGCGCATGAAGCGGGCCTTGCAATCGGCGTCGATTACGCAGTCGGAACGCAGTTTCCGCCTCTGCCGGACGGATCGCCGTCACCGTATTTCACCGCAAAGCTGCTCGGCGACCCGGTGCAAACGTCCATTCGGGTGATCGACGCCATCGGTTACTACACGCGCTCGGGCGGCGAACGCTGGACTTACATCGCTGTGCCGAAGTTCGTATGGAATGCGCTCACGCCCCCGCAGCAGCGCGACGTGATCGGTTTTCACTACGAACGCGAGGGCGGCACCGCTATGCGCGGGTTGTTCCCGAACTACGGCAAGGGGTAGACTTACACTGTGAACCGTCACCCCGGTTACAGTCCTGTAGACACCGCCTACCTGTGCCCGCAGCCCTTTGAACACGACCGTTCGCGGCAGGAATGGCGGGCATGCGACCCGTCGGACCTGTTTGCCTGGACACAGCAGATGCTTGCTGACGGTCGATCGTATCTAAGATTACAAAGCGCTTACAATTACATCAGCGACGGTATGGACATTATCAACGGCGAATTCCTCGTCACCGATGTGCAGTCGCTGTCTAATGTACGGACAGAGGCTACGGCGCGTAATACCCGCGAAATCGTTGCCGCGCAGACCAACCTGCGCATGATCCCGTCGTTCAAATCGGAAGCCGAACAGTACCGTGAACAAAATCAGATCCTTAATAACAGCTTTCTGTGCTGGCAAAACCTTACTTTTGCCGACCGTGCGCTGCGCCGCGCCTGGCAGTGGGCCTGCGTCGGCGGCACCGGCTATATAGGCCCGCGTTACGATCCGAACTACTACTACCGCGGCGAGGGAGACATCGTCTGGGACGCTTACGGACCTCTGGATGTAATCCCTCTGGGGCTTCCGCCGTCACTGTCCGTTCAGGGCGCCTACGCGGTCGGGCTGCGTAAACGGATGCCGGTACACCAGGTGTGGCGGATGTTCCCGTTGCAGCGCGACAATATCAAAGCCGCCCGTGTCAACACCGCCGGACGCGGCATGGTGATCGCGCAGTCGGTAAAGTATGCGACGGCGGTACTGAAACGATTTTCGCAGGGCGCCCGTCAGCCGGAACAGACCAACACCTGGGATGACGTAGACGTTTATTACATCTATGTAGATGACGACAGCGTTAACGAAACCGGGCATCCGCTGAATATCTGCGGCCCCGACGGCCAGTGGGGCACGTCGTGGAGCTACACGGTTCCGTTTGTCGGGCAGGACATCCCGACCGGACGTATGTTGCAGGGTGGCGTGCCGGAGCGTCGGCAGGCGCGCCGGGAAGATTGTCTGATCTACCCGAACCGCCGCCTGATCATTTGCACCGACACCTGCGTGGTGAACCCGGCGCCGGAGCACCAGTCGTCCTACCGCTGGGACGGCCGTGTGCCCATTGTGCAGTTCCGCGCCGACGACTGGGCATGGAATTTTCTGGGCTTCCCGGTAACCCGGTATGGGCAGTCAATCGAAAAACTGATGATCGAGCTTTGGCGCGGCGTCGGCGACCAGATGAATTGCCGTCTGAATCCGCCCGCGTTCTTCGACCGCAACAGCACCGCGATGAGCCTGCTGCAAACAGCCAACCCTCGTATTCCCGGTCTGCGCACGGGGCTCGATATGAACCTCAACCCCGCTGCCGGCCAGTGGACTCCCATGATGCCGCGCGACTGGTACGATACCAACCCGGCGATTATAGAGACTGCGGCGAAGATCCTTCCCGAAATTCTTAAAGAGCAGATGGGTCTTGCCGACACACAGGCGATGGCGCGCGCCAGGCAGGTCCCTTCCGGCGACACCGCGCAGCGCCTGCTCGAATCTATGGGCGCATTGCCGAAAGATCAGTCCCGCAACATGGAAGAAGGCATTCGTATGCTGGGCGAATTGTGGAAATCGGACTGGTTCCAGTTCGCCACGGCCAAACGGCGTATGCAGATGCTGGGGGCGGACGGCGTTACCGAAGAGGATTTCGACTACGAACCCGGCACGCTGGTGCCGTTAACGGAAGATCCGCAGGCAAAAGGCAAATGGCTGGAAATGACGCAGGGGCCGGGGGGCACCTGGAACTATCAGCCAAACGCCGGATCGGATGGTACCGGCGTTCGCATGCCTTCCATGGCTGTGGCGCAGTTTGAGCGCGCCCGGTGGCACGCGCGTAATTTCACTTTCAGCGTCACCCCGTACAGCCTGCACGATTTCAACAGTACAACCCGTAAGCTGATGCTGATGCAGGCGTTAAAACTCGGTTTCCCGTTGTCCTGGTGGACGCAGGCGCGGGAGATACTGGATATCAAAGACTTTGGGCCATGTCTGGTGCCCGACGGCGCAGGCGGGATGCGGGAGGCGCGTACAGAGGTGGAGCGTTACACCGCGCAGCTGGAGATTATGGCACGGGTTGCGCAGGCAACCGGCGGAGGTAAAGGCGGGCAGGGCGGGCGCGGACGCGGGCATCCGCAGACGTTTCAGGCAAGCCCTAAAATAGAGCAGAAGGGCGGCGGGGACAGCACGACCAGGACTTCGCGGCAATAGATGACAGGAAACACGGGGGCTGATATGCCGTCATCACAGGTAATGCACGAATACAAGGCCGGGCGGCTGCATTCCGGCAGCAAACACGGGCCGAAGGTTAAGAACCGTAAGTAGGCCGTCGCGATCATGCTGTCGGAAAAGCGTAAGGAGAAGTCGCAGGGCGGCAGTTACCATGGAAAACGGAAACGGTCGCGGTCCAAAAGCAGATAGCACCGGCAGCACCGGCAGCCTGCTGAACGGACACTCCCTGTCCCGTCTGGCCGGCGCGGTACCTTCCGCGAAGCTCGTGCAGGAAGTCCGCCTGCCCGCCGCCCGTATGGCCGATGTGCTCGAAACCATCCACCAGCTCGGGCACGCGGGAAAGTTGTCGATCAACTTCGCGCACGGCAAAGCCGTGGACATGGTGTGGTCGATCACGCGCGAGGCGAAACCGCATGGCGACCTGTAGGTTTGTAGAGTTTACAAACAATGAAGAACAAAAGGAGTAAAGGTGAGCTGGATCGATTTCGCGTGAATCGGATTGAGCTGAAACGTAAGTATCTCTGGTTGGAAGTCATTGTCTTCAGTAGACCGGGTTACATGGCGCGTGGGTCTTACCACCTGGGTATAAATGCGCGTAACACAATGGGATTATGGCGTCCTGTATTTCCCAAGGATGTACGTATCAATCGTGGTCGTATTGGTACTATGCGACTGGTGCGTGGACGTAATTTGGAACTTATTGCAATGCACGAGTCGGTGCATGCCGCGTTTGGTCTTTCGGCGTATCGAAAGAGATGGCCTGTTGACGGAGATGATCGTGAGGAGTTTATTGCGCGTGTTGCCGAGTACATTTTCGGCCAGATCCAGCGTCGCCTGCGCGTCATGAATTATTATCGTTACACTTGACATCCGTTGTAATACAGCTTACAGTCATTGCTGAAGGGCGTTCGTCGCGGCACGACCGGCGCTCCCGGAAGCACAGCAGGGCAGAGGCAGTAACGCAGTACGGTTCGGTTCCTTTCTCCCGGTTGACAGCTGAAGGCAGACCGATACGGTGTTGTCATCCACCGTACCGGGCTGCCTTCGGCGTTTTTTGGGGTGCCTTTCTTACTGCCGTGGCGTACCGCTCTCCTCCGTGAGTAACGATAGCCGGATATACCGGCGGTCGTGGAAAGGAGTATGCCATGGAACTTTTTGGCGTGCAGGAGACTGCAAACCGCCGACGGGGCAAGCACCGCAGCAAAAAGCGTTAAGCGCCGATGTTGTGAGGTATCGCCGCCGGACAGGTAATCGACTACCCGATCCGGCGGTGTTCCTTTAACCGTTAACATTTAACCCTTTGTAAAACCGTTCGTATCACGTTTCGATGCCTGATGTTCACTCACCCGCGTCAGCGTCCCCGTCCATGATGGCCGGTATGAACCCGCCCCCGCCGGACACCGGCGGCGACGATATGTCCGGGCGTATTCCCGGCGCGGGGCAGCCCGGTCCCTCCGGGGCGCAATCGCAGCAAAACAGTTCGGCGGACGCGAAGCTGAACAAGGACATTCAGATACTGCGGGCGGCGGAAGCGCAGCTGATGGAGATGGCATCGAGCTATCCGGCGGCTACCAAGGCTCTCCGCACCGCTTCGGAAGCGATCCGCGCGGCACAAAGGCAGATTGTCAGTTCGCCGGGTACGGCCGAGCCCCCGGTGCCCAATACCACCGCGTGACAGGCGGGGCGCTGATAAGGCATCCGGGATAAGCCGCAACCGTCCCATGGCGGCGGAAGGATAGTGAATGCCGGTCGATAAAGCACTGCTCGAATCGTGTATTGCCGAAGCCGCCGGAGGCGACGCCGAAATGGCGGCGTTCCTGCTGGACCGGTACACGAAGAACGACGCACTGGCGGTAAAATTCGTCGGCGGGTACACGCGTACCGCCGATTACACGAAGAAGTCGCAGGAATTAGCCGAGCAGCGCAGGCAGCTTGGCGATGTGGACGGACAACTGAAGGCCGCGCGCGCCGCGCTGGTCGCCGCCGACGCGGAAAAAGCCGCGATTATGAAAGAAGTGGCGGTTGGCAGGATCAGCACGGCCAAGGCGAAGGCGCTGATGGAGATTTTGCGCGACAAGTATCAGTTGACCGACGAGGACCTTCCCGGCATGTCGGAACTGATCGAAACACGCAAACAGGGCGCTGTGGTGGATAACACCCCGGATCTGGACACCCGGCTGGCCGTTTTCAAAGCGGACATCCTGAAGGAAGCGGAAGCGAAGTTCGCCGGTCAGATGATTCCCGAACTGGGCGCGATGGCGTCGCTGCCGATCATCTGGTCGGAAATCAACCGCGAACATCAGGAACTTACCGGCAAGCCGCTCACCTTCGCCGAACAGCAGGAAATCCTGAAGGTTGCCCGTGAGGGCACGCACGGCGGCCTGCGCGACGTATGGGAGCAGAAGTTCAACATTGCCGGAGACAGCGGACTGCGCATGCAGAAACGCCTTGAAAGTGAAAAGGTACGCTGGGCCGAGGAACGCGACAGGGCCGATGCGGACGCCCGCAGCAAAGCGGCATTGGAAGTGGTTACCGGCCCCAGGCCGAACGACTTCACCGACGGCGGGGCGGGGATCAGCGGCGCGTTCAAAACCAGGTTCCGTACATTTGAGACCGATCCCGTAAAGGCTGCCGGACCGGCGGGAGATGGCATTCCTGTATTGCAGGTCGCGCCGGGGCAGCATGTGCGGCAGGGCGGCGCGGGCCGCATGCCGGCGGCGCAGCGGGCTGCGCAGAAGTTTCTGGAGCGCGGAGGCTCTGCCGGTTACGGCAGGAAGGCGTCCTGACGCAGGACAACAGATCATTTTAGGAGGTAACTGCTTTGGCAGACCCGTTGTTAGATCCTATCAACGAGACCACGCTTCCCGAAGTTAACCAGGACGCTATCGAGGATGAGTTTTTCCTGTCCTCGGTATTTCAGGCTCACCTTCGCAGCAAGTGTCTCATACCCTTCGAAGGCGGCGCGTTCATGCGCAACCTGCAATTGTACGCGCCGCTTCTCGGTGGTGCCTACCCCAAAGGCATGGGCGGTTTCAACCTGACCAAACCGCTCACTATCAGCAGCAATGTGTTCGACCCGCGTTATTACGTGGTGATGATTATCGAATACCTCGAAGACATTTCGGTCCTGAACACCGGCGATCTCGCGGTCTTCTCGCTGCTTGAAACCGATATGGCGAACGCATACCTGACAATGTCCACGATCATGGCTTTGGACATCCAGCAGAACGGACAGATCGCGCCCCGCACAATCAATATTAACGGCTGGGTTGAAGCCTACAACAACGGTGTGGACCCGTCTTACGAAGGCGGGGTCTACGGTACCTACGGCACCGCGCAGCGCAACGGTAACATCGGTGCGGCGCTGAACGGCAATACCTACTGGGGCGGGCAGGCATCCGGTGCCGCCGGAACCATCCAGTACGCGCAGTTCAACGCGATGTACATTCTGGCGGTGCGCGGGCAGGATCAGCCGGATCTGTTCACCTGCAACAAGCCGCTGAACAACTTCGTCGAGAACCGTATTCAGCAGCAGCAGCGGTTCGGCATGGACGGCGCGGGTGTGCGCGACCCGTTCTTCGGCGCGATGGGCTTCCGTTTCAAAAACGCCATCGTGATGATCGACGATTACTTTCCGTCGAGCTTCAACTCGTTCGGGAAGACCAATAACCCCGGCGGCAGCAATCTGACCGGTACTGTAACTACCGGTCCGGCGACGCTCAGCAACTTCCCGGTGAGCACCGCCTGCACCGTCGGCGAGGTCGGTTGCTTCCATAACCTCGGACGGATCGCTTTCCGTCTGTCGGCATCCAGCGAATTCGGCTTTATGCCGACCGATTTCATCCGGGCTCCCGACAACACCCGCGTTGCCTCGCAGTTAAAGGCCGCGGTCAACCTCGAAGACGTTGCGCCGTGGTCCGCCGTACAGGGTTACGGCTGGGTCAGCTAAAGGAGGACATGAGAGATGCCGGCAAATCGCAGTGCTAATCAGTCCATCCAGATCACGCAGAAGTATCTGAACACCGCCAGCTACGCGGGCGATCCGACGCCCGGAGCGGTTATTTCCACAGCGCAGGTATCGGGCAGCATCGTGCAGCCTTACGCGGGGTTTATCGGCGGTATACTGACGCTCTCCACCGCTCAGGCGGCGAACCTGAGCGATCCGGTTAACGGTCCGCTGCTGTTCGGCGGAGACTACCAGTACGTGCAGTTCTACGCTGCGTCCAGCGGCACCGCCGCGCAGGGGCAGATCGTTTTCTGGCTGTCGCAGCCTACCGGCAACTTCCAGCAGGGTAATTTTATCGTTACCCCGGATATCGCATTGCTGGGCGGCGGCGACCCGCAGCAGATCGCCGGTATCGCTCTGTGCAACACCGGTAAAGGCAACTACTGGTTTATTCAGGTCGCCGGTATCGCCGAAGTGAAGTTCAAGGCGTCGCCGCTGAACGTATTCTCGCCGATGGTCGAGGACTACGTCTCAATCGACTTCAACACGCCCAGCGCGAATGCGGACGTGATCGGCGCCAACGCCACCCTGACCCCGGCGATCCTCAAAGGTCTGATCGGGCGCGCCTGGTACCGCGTCCCGGTTGCCGGTCAGATTTCGCCGGTATTTCTCGGCGTTGCCGGTCCGACGTACATGCCGTCGTAAGGGAGGATCATCGATACCATGATTATCACTCCTTTCGCGGACTCGCCCCGCAACGGCGCATGGGGAGATCGTCCCTATGCGCCTCTTGACTGGACCGGACCGGCCAGCTACGTGCCGGTTGTCAACAATTCAGCAAATCCGCTCGCACCGCCAACCGGCGGGCAGGCAATTAACGCGGCTAACTTCGGTTTGGCTACGCCAAATATCGAAGGTATCTTCGTTGTTGGAAGCAGCATTTCTGGCACTTACACCGTGCAGGCTTTTCAGTACGCCGCTTACAATCAGGGGCAGGGCAATAATACTTGGCTGCTGCGGTGGATCGTAGCGGCCACCGGGGCCGAAGTCGGCGCGGGCGTCAATCTGTCCGCCGAGATCGTGCGTCTGGTAGCGTTCGGTTTGCAGTAGCGCAGGAGCGCAGCGGGTATCCATGCCCACCAATCCATATCCGCTGCTGACCTTCCAGCAGCTCTACAAGGAGCTGACCGGGGAGATATCGCCGCTGCCCGATCCGATGGCGGCGCGCATTATCAACCGCGCATGGAAGCGCATCAACGACTGGCGGATGTGGTCGTGGCAGGTAATAGCCAATGCGCAGTTATTTGTGCCCGCTGTAATCTCGGTCGGCACATGTAGTGTTGTTTTTAACAGCACAATGGTGGTTATGTCTCCGTCGGCAACGGCGGCTCTAAACACGGTGGCTTTCGGCAATCCGCCGCTGGCGTCGCCGATCCTCGGTGTAGGTTATCAGATCAGGCTGGGCAGCAGCGCAACCGCTCTGCAGTCGCCTGTCGGACCGAATTACACTATCACCGGCTGGGACGGCAACGGCAATATGACCATCGACGCTCCTTACGGCCAGGCGTCCGGCACCGGCCTGCAATACCAGGTGCTCAAAGCCTTCTACGCCGCGCCGTTTCTGCCGGTTACTTCCACCGGTACGGACGGTCAGTTTGCCCGGTATCTGTCGATTACCAACCTGCTGGACGGTTATGCGATCACCGGCCGCCAGTTGTATTTTTCGCAGGAGGAGCTGAACCGGATCGACCCGCAGCGCGGCGGGCAGGGCGATGCGTACATCCTGGCGTACCTGCAACATAACTCGCGGGGACAACCGGTGTATGAAATGTATCCGAACCCGGTGAATACCGCAAACACCTACCAGGCAAACTACGTAAGCAAAGGGCCGCTGCTGACAATGACCGCGCAGCTGCCGCAGGTCAGCTACGCTCTCGACGACGCGGTGACGTTTCAGGCCAAAGTGTTCGCGGGCCAGTGGGCGATGGCGAACGTTACCCGATTTAAGGATCTGCAGGGCACCAACTGGGTGCAGTACTGCGCGGAGATGGAACGGGAACGAAAGGTAACATTGCTGAGCTGTTGCAGGGAGGATGACGAGATCATGCCGTCGCCGAAGCCGTTCGTGTTCAACGGCGGGTTCAGCTTCCCGCTGGGCGGTGAATTCCTGCAGTCGCACGATATCAGCAGTATTCTGCCTCCGGTATAATGTAGACTCTACAAAGGAGATCTGAATGCGCAAAACAACGCATGGCGGATCGGGCATGATCGGCGGGGTCCGCTCGCCCATGGCCGCCAGAGGACACGGTATTGTCGTCGATAAACCGAAAATGCACCCACCCGGCTGCGACATTTCGCGGCGCAGCGGCACCGGGCGCACTCCGCCGGTCAGTTCGCCGCAGAAAGCGAGGGACAACGTATGAAAACCAGCAAAGGCGGCAGTGCACATCTTGGGCCGCTGCGCTCGCCAATGGCGAAGGACAGCAACGGGCTGATAAAAAAGGGAAGCCTGCGCCCGAAGGTTGCCGATAACACGATGCGCCCGGAGATCCCGGTGGCCGGGGCGCGTGTGCGTTCGGCGCAGACAGCGGGCAAAGTAGTCAAGCCGTTCTAGGAGGCTGGCCCGGCGGTGGCGTTCCAGTACATCACCTTCACTACCGCCGCCCAGCAGCTTGCCGGTCGGCTGCAGGACCCGAACCTCGTCTACTGGAACCAGCCGAATGAGCTTCTGGAGTGCCTGTACGAGGCTGTTCGCTTTAATCAGGCGCTCACGGGATCTTACAAGCAAAAGCTGAACTTCAACACTGCTGCGAGGAAGAACTACTACAGTCTTAGCGATCCTTCGGTAGTCCCCAACACCCCTCTTCAGAACTTCGTCACTGATGTTGAGGTCGCCAACAACATCCTCGCGGCATTGCTTGAGCCGCCGCTGACCACGGGATGGACCGGGACCGGACAATTTACCTTTGCTCAGTTACAGGCGGCCATGCAGGCGCGTCTGAACCGCTTTATCGGCGATACGGGGCGGCAGGTTACGCAGCAGAACATTGGCGGTCCTTCCCCTCCGATTGATCTGGTTTCTCTTCCTGACGGGGTTCTGGACGTTCGCAGGGCCGCCTGGATGCCTCTTCCCGGAGTGCAGATTTATCCGCTGGGAAGAATGGACGAGTGGGCGGAACAGACCTACATCCCCGCGGCCACCCAGCAACCCACCCAGCCGATAGCTTACAGCGTGTACGGAGTGCCTCCGCAGACGCTTCGGTGCATTCCTCCTCCATTGTCCAACGGAGAAATCGATCTGCTGATCGTTCAGTCCGGTGTGACTCTTAACCTGAATCCGGCGAGCCCGGTAGTTATCGGTATCAGCGACGACCTGACCCCTGCTGTTAAATGGGGAGCGCTGGCGGATCTGCTGGGGTCGGACGGTCCTTCCCGCGATTACGCTCGGGCCGCGTATTGTGAACAGCGGTATCGGGAATTCGTCGAGGTCGCCCGTATCTATGCTTCGGTGCTGACCGGATCCATCAACAACGTCACCTGCGGGATCGGGTCCGTGTTTGATCTGGACTTCTATCAGCCGGACTGGCAGCAGACTTCGGGTCCTCCCACATTCGTGGGGATAGCCGGGCGTCATCTTGCCTGTGTGGGGCAGACCCCCGACGGAGTTTACGGCATTAGCCTGTGGACCTGCGCAAACGCCCCCGTCAGCGGCTACATGCAGATCGGCCGGGACCAGATCGATCCTGTTCTCGACTATGCCCAGCACATCGCTTCTTTCAAAATGGGCGGAGCGGAGTTTGACGGAACTGATCGTCTGTATCAGAATCTGATCACCAGCGCCAAAGCACAGAACGGACGGCTGGAGGCCATTGCGTTCTACAAGTGTCAGGCTGAACTTCCTGCGACCAAAGGCGACATGGAAATGGCGAGGATGATTGCCTGATGGACTTCAGGAGAATTCCCGGAAAGTTCGCCTATACCGGGATGGACATCCACCATCCGCCCGATCTGCTTCCTGACGGAAGATGCTCGCTTTTGTTCAATCTTCAGCCCGACACGCAGACCGGAGCACTGACCACCCGCCCGGCAATTGCATCGCTTGCCACGACCGCTGCGGACGTTCCGATTCACTCCATCTGCCGGATGAACGACAGCACCCCTGAGGCTTCATCCAACCCATTCAGCCGCTTCGTGGGGGCCGGGACAGTGCTCTACTCGGGCGCCGGAGGCTCTCTTTCTTCTCTCGACACCGGTTTCAGCGGGAATCCTCTGGCAATGGTTCCGTATCGCCCCCCACAGTCCCCCGAACCATGGCTGTATGTATTCGATTCGGCAAAGCAGCAGCGCTACAAGACCGACAACTCCAGCAAACAGAATATCGGCATAGCCGCCCCGATTTCGGAGCCATCTTCGGCTAGGATCGAGCCGCTCTACAAGATTTTCAGCAACACGGAAGCCGGGGAAAATGCCTGGTCCGGTCTCTACGGAACCGGCGGAACCATTGGCTCGGTCCTGAGCGCGGTCGCGCGTATTCCGGCGGGCGCCACGGCTCCGGTGATCCTGTACGACTCCGGGACTACCGGAATGGCCTGCATTGCGGCTTCAGCTTCAAATTATGGCTGGATGACTGCTTCATCCATGGTGATTGTCGGCGGGGAAAACGTAGTAATCGAACAGGTTTTTCCGGCGATAGTTTCAACCGGCACTACGGTAGCCGCGATTCAGTACGACAGTGGTTCATCCGGGTTATGCACAATTGTTCCGGCAACGCCGCTTCCGGGCGTCGCGCGTAATCAACTGCTGCTGCTGGGAATAGGACCGACTCCGGTAAGAGTGCTCAGTGTCACCGCGGCTCCTGACGGATCGTACAGTTTCCGTTGCAATACCGGGGGAACTACCATATCTGCCGGGGCTGCGATAACCTCACCGCCAAACTTCCGTGCCTGGACCACCAGCAACCATGTCGGCGGGGTCGGTCTTACCGGAGACTGCGTTACCGCTACGCTGACTCCCACCGTCGCAAATGGTTCGATGTCTGCGGTCATGGCAGGGGCGACCGGTCCGGTTACTTCTTCGCTGGATCTCACCAATGTCGGCGGCAGGCCGATCCAGAACGAAGACTATCTGCATGTGAGTCTCTGGTTTGACAATCCGCAGTGGGTGACCGAGGTTCATCTGATGCTGAACGTTGACGCCGCCGATGCGGATTTTCAGCACAATTACTATTACTACGTTCTTCGTCAGTCCGATTTTGCGCAATCTGCTCTGGGGGGGGCTACACCGGGCACCCTTCCGACCGTCAGCGCACAACTTTCCGCCGTTGAGTACGGGATTGCTTCACAACTAACCAGCGAGGAAGTTGTGCCGATCGCTCCCCAGCCTGCTTATCCGATCCCGGAGAATCCGTCCACAGCTTCACCGGACCCCGCAGAGTTCAATATTGGCCAAAGCAACTGGACCGACGTCCTGATAAAGATCAACGACCTTACCCGGGTAGGGACTGATCCGTCTCTCGGACTGAGCTACGTCAATGTCGTCGGAATACTGATCTATGTGAGCG